TGCCTTCACGCCCCTCCGCTGTGATGATAGATGAGTTAGCGTGATGTACTACTGATTTAGCAGTGCCTCGTGGCTTTACTTGTACTGCTTTGATACAACGATCTTCTGTGAGACCTGTTGGTACTAAGTGCTTGTGCCAAAGATCATTGCCGTTTGCAGGAATGTCAATAGCTACTGAAGGTATGATTGCATCTGGTAGTCCGAAGTCGCCTTCGAAGTTCCATGCTTCTAAGTCTTTCATGGGAGGTGCTTGAACAATAGTATCTGCATCACCGTAGAGTGATCCACTGTTTACCCATGCAACTACAGCATCGATATCTTCTTGTGCTAGACGCCAATCACCTTGTAAGTCTTGAATGCCGATACCGTGATCGTATGCATAAGGAGGCATTTCTCTTGATGCTACTTTCAATGCAATCAATGGTGCCCAAGGACGAACTTGTTCGTAAGTCTCAAAACTCATTGGGCCAATACCACCTTCACGATGACATACAACACAATTGTTGTTGATAATATCTGCTACTTCTGCTGTATAAGTTTGTCCGTTGACTCCACCTGCAACAAATCCTATTGCAAAAAATGTAATCATTGATAATAATTTTTTCATAATACACCTTCGTTAGTTTAGTGAATGTATACTATTTATAATACGAAAAAAATGTATTACTAGATTGTCACATTTTCTTACAGGCAAAAAAAAGGACTCCGAAGAGTCCTTTCAAAAACGATACCTTTAGGTATTCTTTTTATTTTTGATGCTTACATCAAGTTAGATACTTTAACTTTTCTGTAGTACTGGTTACGTGAAGCAGTGAATGTATCACCGTCAGTAGAACCATCAGCCTGTGTTACGTATGGGTTAGCAATCATGCCGTAACGAGTCTTGAAGCCGATCTTAGGCTGGAAGGTGTTAGGGTCAATCGCACGAACCATTTGTAATGGAACGTATGGGCAGTAGAAGAGACCGGCGTCATATGCGCTAGTGCCTTTGTAGCCTGCTACGTAGAACTGTGAAGCAGCACCAGTGTTGGCGCTGTATGGATCGATATACACTTTGTAACGACCGTTAAGAACACCAGCGAAAGTATTGCCAGTATCGTCAACATTGAGGTTAGTAGAAAGTGCAGGAGTGTAATCGAGAACGCCTGCCATTGCGAGGGCACTTGCAACGTCTGATGAACAGATGATGAAGTTACCTTTGCCTCTACGAGTGTCTTGTGCAATTACGTTAGCGTCACGCTCGATGTTGAACAACAAGCCTTTGAAACGCTCAACTGACCAACGACCGTTTGAGTCAACGTCAAGATCGAAAGTACCAGGAGTTGCAGTAGATGCTGCACCAGGCTTAGCGACTTTGTAGATTGTACGAATAACTTCACGGTTAATTTCAGCAAGAATTTCTTGTGAAAGAATGTTAGAAAGCTCTGACTCAGCGTCAAGACCATGAATTGCTTTGAGGTCTTGTGCGAGTTCTACAGTGTACTCAGCTTTCAATGCACGAGACTTAGCTGTAACAGTAGTCTTCTCGATTGAGAAAGCCATCTCGTTCAAAGTAGTTGTATCGCCGAAACCTTCAGCAGTTGCAGTAGAAACTGGAGTACCAGTAGTATAAGAACCGTCAACTGGGTTTGAACCAGCGTGAGCGCCTGCACCAGAGAAATCAGTGTCTGCTTCGTTGAACAATGCTTCTGCACCAGTCTGGCTAGTGTAGTGTGACTTCATAGCGAAGATCAAACCAGTAGGACCAGTCATTGGCTGTACACCAGCAACGTCATATGCCATCAAGTTAGGCAGCGCACGACGGACAAGGCTGATGAGGATTGGGTCGTAGTTATCGACAGAAGCGCCAGTTGCGTTAGCGTGAGTTGCTTCCATGATACCCTTCTCTTCACGAAGGGCTTTTTCTTGGTTTTCGAGAACTACAGCAGTTACCGCCTTCTTATACGGATCTGCGATTGGCTGCAGGTCAGCATGCTCGAGGACTGGTGCCCACTTGCTCTCAATTTGCTCTGAAAGATACATTTAAGTCTCCTTGTTGTTTCAGTTTTGTTTTTATAATAACAGTACTATTTATAAAAAATTAATATTAGAACTTAGTTGATTTTGAAATTGCTTGAGCATACTTAGACATAACTCCAGTAGTTACTTCGTCGGCTGCTTCAAATGTGTCCTCAAGTTTAGCTTCAGTAACTACATTCTCTTTCGGGAAATAGTTTTCTTTAACGACTTGAAGTTTTTGCTCATATGAATCCATACCTGTATAAGTAATGTCTTCGACTAATGTTGCAAATTTTTCTGCTTCAGTAGACGCTAGGCCTTCTGAGATCTTAGCAAATACTTGTTGCTTCTTCAAACTAACTGACTCTTCTTTGAGAGCCATATTGTTCTCAACTTCTTCGTCTAGTCTAGAAGCGAGGCTGTCAATTTGAGCTTGCATTTCAGCCATTACATCGTACTTTTCTTCAGGTACTTCAATGTAATGCTCTGAGAATACTTGCTGTAGTCCTTTGATAAATGACTCAGTTACTTCAGTACGAATGCCGCTTTCAATAGCGATTTGATTTTCTGACATCCAGTTTTCAGTAACGTAGCTGAGGTACTTATCAACATTTTCTACCATTTGCTCTAACTGTGATTCAAACTCTACGTTTGCAGCTTCAGTTAGCTCTTCTTCAATCTGTGCAATTTCAGCACTAACTCGTGAAGTAACAACAGCTTCGAATACTTCGGCTGCTTTTACTTTGAATTCTTCTGTGAGATGATCTTCGTCTGCAAAGAGAGCCTTGAGATCAGCTTCAAAAAGAGCAGCTTCTTCTACAGAAACTTCATCTTCTTCAGCAATTTCTTCTGCTTCTTCGTCTACCGCTTCTTCTTCAGCAATAACTTCATCAGTTACAACTTCATCTTCAACAATAACTTCTTCTTCTGCATCAGCTTCAACTTCTTCTTTCGCAACATTTCCAGCAGATGCCTTCTTCATTACGTCAGTTTCGCTTGGCTTGTCATTAGTGAAGTTAGAAGGAGCCTCTTTAGCACCAGCACCCTTTGGCAAAGTGTTATCTTTGCTTTCTTTTCCTGCTGCTGCCTTGCCCACAGGTGAAGTCAAGCCGCCTTCTGCATTGCCAGTACCACTAAGGTCTTGCATTTCAGGATTAGCGTTTGAATCTCCTTGAGTAGGATTAGAAGCATCACCTTGTTGCTTATCTTTAGGACGATTTGCAGCGCCCTCCATAAGCTCTCGGATTTTGGATTCTACACCCATGTTTATTCTCCTATTTCGGTTGTATTACTATGTTCTGATATATATTTATAAAAATTAAATTTTCGATAACTTGGTTAAGAAGCTTTCAAAGACTTCTAGCTTAACAGCTTCAAGTTCTTTAGTGCTTGCAGCTCTAATCATAGCCTTTGATTCTTCTAGTTCTTTCTCTTGCCAAATACCGTTCACAAATGTCCACTCTTTATTCTCCATGATACCTTGAACATAAGCATCAGGAGCTGAAGGATCGGCAACAATGTCAGCAGCAGTAGCTAACATGAAGTCTTCTTGCACTTCATTAATACCATTTCTTTCTTTTAGTGAACCCAATCCACGAGAGCTAACGCCTAAGCTCGCACCCTCGTCAATAAGTTCTTTAACAATACGACCCATAGGTGTATCAAGAATCTTTGCTCTACCGATGTAGTTATCGCCATCTTCTTTGAGACCAACAATCATATGAGAAACACGGTCAAGATTAACTGTAGGACCGTCTGGATGTCCTAATTCACCGTATGCTCTCTTCTTATCGATAGATTCTTTTGTATAACGAGCAACCTCTTTCTGCATCACTTCTTTAGGATACATTCTACCATTACGGTTCTTGAGGTTTGACTGTAAGAAAACACCTTCGATAAAGTGTGACTTCTTACCAGTCTCTTCGTTAAGTTCAGAGATATATTTAATCTCTTCTGTGACTTCTTTTATTAGTTTCATTATCCTAAGTCTCCGTCAGCGCCTTGATGCTGTTGTGAACCGTAACCGCTAACTTTAGCCACCTCAACAATGATAGTTCCGTGTCCATTATTAAAGTTAATTACGATGTCAGCATCATTTTGTTCTGTGTCAGAAAATCCATGAAAATCTAATTCTCCACTTCCGAACAAGTCCCATATCACTACACTGTCTCGTGTGATAGTTATGTCTGCGTTCTTGTCTGTTGACCAAAAAATTCTTTTAATATTTGCTACAGGTGAAGACTGAGTTTCAGAATCTTTCTTTAGCGTTGTAGCCAGGGCAATAGTGGCAGAGTCATTGTTTTCGCCGTGAACTTTTACGACCCCTTGGACCTGTGTTAATTTTAGAACAGTAGTGACTGCTGCCATTTCTTATCTCCGATTAGTTCTTTTTGTTTACTAACTTATCTGTGGCTTTCATGATGCCAGCTTTTCTTTTTACAGCACCTTTATCAAATGTGTCTGCCAAGCTAGAGTTTGTCTTTTTATCAGTAGCAGAACGAGTTTCTTTAGCATCTCTTTCAAACTCTTTGCCCATTCGTACCCGACTACCGTAGCTAGTAGTTGCTTTCTTAATGTAAGAACCTAAAGTCTTCTTAGAAATCTCTTCAATCTCTTCGACTTCTTCTTTCATTTTCTTTTTTCCGCACGAGCTTTCTTCGACAGACTTGTGATCACAATCGCAATCTTCTTTAGGGTTCTTAGGGTCACATCCACACTCGCTACATGTCTCTTCGCTATATGCTTCTTTTTCGTCTGCTTCTACGCCTTCTCTGAAGTTTTTAAACGTCTTCATTCTCGTCTCCAATAGTTTCAGGTTCTGCGGCAGGATCTACTTCTAGTACATGCTCTTCGCCGTCTGCTAAACCCATCGCTTGCATATCTGGATTCTTAAAAACTGACTGTGCCAATTCTTGTTTGTAGTCATTGACTGCATCGCTTGCACGATTCATCATAAGATCGTTGAACTTAGTCTGAACTTCTGCACTCTTGCCCTGTGCCATGCTGTCTAACATATCTCTTATTGCTGCTTGCTGATCCATAATTATTCTCCTGTGTCAACTGGAGCCGCATCTTGCGCCTCTTGATCTTGTTGTGCCATATTCATTTGATGCTGTTGATCTTGTGTTATAAAAGGTTGCTCTAATGCCAAATCACTTTCTATTTGAGAAATCTCTTCGTCAGTGAGCATTAACACATTGCGCTGAACATATGATTTACTGAACAGAGTACCAATGTAACTAGCCATACCGTTCAATACTTCAACTCTGCTTCTTAATATTTCTTGATTCTTTGATTCTGTATAGTAAGCATCTTGTGCAAACTTATAAAACAAATCATCTTTAATATCATTCCAGTCTTCTTCTGTGATAATATTTTTGAGAAGAAGTTGGGTCTTCAACAAGTCATCAAACATAACTCCAAACTTTGTTCTAAGTCTAGACACAAACTTTGTGAACTTTAACTCGTCTCTATTGATTTCAGCAGAACGACCAAAGTTTAGGCCTGCTTGCTGTTCTAATCTAGAAACAGGAACATTTAATGACTGATAGAGTTTCTTTTGAAAGTAAACTACATCTTCAATCTGTCCTAAGTTTTGTCCTGCAGGCAATGTATCGATTGAAGTACCGCTACTGCCTTCTCTACGTGGTAACCAAAAGTCTTCCAACATAGACATAAACTTCTTATCATCACGGACTTCACCTGTACTAGCATCGTATACTAGTTTGTTACGGTAACGATCCATGATATCTTTGAGATACTGTTCTGCTTTATTAGTAGGCAAGTTACCTACGTCAACATAGAATATTCTTCTTTCAGGAGCTCTCGTAATCCTATAAATGACTACGGCATTCTCCATCATTCTAAGTTGATTGGCAGGACGAATAGCTTTATGTAGATAAGATAAAGCAATATTCTTATCTTGATCTACTAGCCCAGAGGGTACATATGTGATAGCATCTTTAGTAATCTTTAGAGCATTATCATTCATAGGAGCTTTGTATTGTGCTGCTCTTTGTGACATGCCTTTCTCATTGAAAATATAAAACTCTTCAACGCTTTTGACAAACTGTATGCCTTGCTCGTTCTTTTCTTTCTTTACTTCTTTGACCTTAGTAATCTTACGTGGGTCAATGTAACGGATATCTCTAATGCCTTTTCTGGGATTAGCAGTATCAATTACTTTATGGAAATACAGACGTCCGTCAATATACCAACGTCTAAAATAATCGTGAGACCTGTTCTTGAAATCAAGCATCTCAACTATGTTTTCAAACTCATCTTGAATTTGTCGTTTCACCGCTTCAGAAACTTTCAACTTATCTGTGTCTAATGTCACAGGGTCTTCGTCATCTAAATTAGCAATCGCATCGTCAATGATATCTTGTATTGCAGTATCAACATCAGCCATCAAAGATATATCTCTATATCGCTTGATTAACTCTGCTTCGTTATTTGCAATACCTTCGATATCGAGATACGTGCCGTAATAACCACCAGCACGTATACTCTCTACACCGCCCTCATCAGAAGGAGCCACGAAAGACTTTTCGGTCTTAGGCGGCTGCTCCCTTGAGATGTTAAACCCAAATATATTCATTCTAAATCAAATCCTTTTCACGCTACGACTTAAATATTGTCGTAATGTGCGTATTGGAAAGTCACTGTAAATTCTTCAATTATATCGTTTTGTGCGTACTGTAATGCAATCTCAGACATCTGAATTGGGAATGCGTCTCGAAGCACATAAGTACCTCCACGTAAAACCTCATCGTTTCTGTCTAGGTGTTGTACAGTAATATCTGCCTGATAATCAGATGGTTGTATAATACCATCATTACCAGCAGTTCCGTTCATACCTTCCATCCATTGTTCAAAAGGACGACGGAGTGATTGACCAGAATCATTGACAATAGTGATTGTCCACGGATCAAAGATTCTCTCGCCTGCTAACTTTACTTCACGACCTCTGTACTGAAGAATCGCTGGGTTAACAGTAGAAGCAGGAACCGCAGCTCCTGTAACCAAAAGGCTATTTGAAACATCGACACCAGTTACATAACTTGGGAAGCCTAGCAAGACCCTAAATTGATTGGGTCTTGCACCTCCTGCGCCTAGTCGAGCCTTAAACTCTGAAATATTCATTTAAATCTCCTGTTTACTTTTTTTTATTTATAAGCCTAAGCGCCAACTTCTTCAAAAGCAATACCAGTTCTGGTAGCAACGAAGTTGAGTTGAATGAAGTTGATTGACTTCGCTGGCTGAATGAAAATATCAGCTACAAATTGATTCGAATCAACTACCTGTGAAGTGTTATTTGTTTCGTCACACACAACACGGAAGTCGTAAATACCTCTGCGACCTTGAACATCACGCAAGAATGGTTCAACCAAGTTCTTGAATTGTGCCCTAGTAAACGCATCGTTGAATTCAAACAACTGGAACTTAGCTGCTGTAGCGATTGATTTTTCAAGTGTAATAAACAGTCTACGAACATTGATTCGATCAAATGCACTTGGCTTTTCAAGCAAAGTTTTGTCGCCGAACAATACAATACCTGAACCAGGGAAGCCAACAACAGGGTTCACGCCTGATTTGTAAAGCGCATTACGGTCAGTCTTGTTTGGAGAGTAAGCTAGTTTGACTGCATTCTTGATTGCACCACGATTGTATCCTGCAGGTGAGAACCAAGGATCTGCTATGTCATCTGTAGAAGCACACAGGCCTGCAATGTCGCCATTACAAGGAACCCATACATACTGATCGTAGTAACGATTGTACATGTACTTCCAACCAGAATCAAATACTGCAAAAGAACTTCTAGTATAAGAGCCGACTTCAGCAACAATCGCAGTTGCTTCAGAACCTACGTTATCAAGAACAGATGTTGCTGCTGGTGAAACAAATACCATACAGTCTTTACGAATTTCTGCAACATTATCGATGACGTAATCACCAACAGTAGCAGAAGCTGCGCCGACAAAGATTAAGTTGACATCTACAAGCTCGTCATTTGCAAACAATGCAAAAGCTGTTTGAAGATCAGCGTCATCAGTAGTGCCGTTAGCACCTAGTGTTAATGTAACAGTTGATTCGCCAGCAGTTGCGTCACTAGTATATGCAACACTGTTAGACAATGTGCCCCAGTTATTTGCTATATCTGCAGGATGACCTGTCCACCAAACATACTGCGATCTTTGATTGATTACAGTTTTGTAGTAGTTTGAACGACCAACTGAATCTGTAGCATCAGATGCTTTTGAGACGCCTGCAAATTTCTCAAGAATAGTACCAGCAGTTCCTGTGAAGTAACCACCCGCATCAATTACGATAATATGCATTTCATCGTTAGAGCCACCGGCAGCAGTTACATATGTTGAAGCGCTTGGAGCGTAATCAAACTGATCCTTGTACGCCCAAGTAGCAAAATCCGCAGAATCTGCAAAAGATACTTGTAATGAATTACCAATTGAGCCAGGATATTTTGCTGCCCACATACCGTTAGCAAAAGATGCTGTGCTATTGTACTTATCTTCGTTTTCGATTAGTACGCCAGCAGTTGATCCTGCATTTAGTGCTGCACTTTTATCAATAGCACGAACTATTTTAAGTGTGCTAGTGTAAGCTAGAAATGAAGCAGCAGTAAACCATTCTCTGTAAGTAGTACCAGTGATTGGTGGAAGACCAAATCTAGATACTAACTCATTCTCTGAGCTAATAGTCACTACTTCATTTGCTGGACCCCAAATAAAGTCTCCGGCAGTGCCGCCTATTGAGGCACCAACTGCTGGGACTACTGATGTGAGGTCTCTTTCTGTTACCTGGACTCCAGGTGATAGCTGAAAAGCCATATTATTTCTCCTCGTTAAAAAAAATCAGACAACATTTTTATTGTTTGTTTCGTCTGATTATTTATAACTTTTAATATTTGAACTTAGACTCTTTGAGCCGTTTGTCGTACTCATCGTCTGTTAGCCAGTAATCTCCGCCTGCTACCCATGCTGCCGGCGCATCATCGCTCTTTCTCATTACAAATGGAGTGAGATTCTGTGTAATACTTTGCATTTCTTGCTTGTACAAACCTTCTCTAGTATTGACATCTACTAACTCTTTGAAGAAAGGCATAGTAGATAGCCAGCCAAACAATACCATACACATAACACAGTCATCATTGTAGCCTTCGTCTGCTTGATAAGTATTGCCTTTCTCAACAAATGTAGATATCTCACTGATAATGTCTGCATCAAATACTAAAAGTTTGTGTTCTTCCATAAGAGACTTGAAGTTGAAACAACCTTGTCTCTTTACTTGTTTAGATGTATTCACGCCGAGTCTTGTAGACTTACCAAATCCAGGCGATACATACTGTCTTGCTTTTTCTGTCACCGTACTAAAGATATTGTCGTATTCTATTTCTTCGTGTAATATCTCTACTACTTGCCCGCCAATGTCGTTTGTTTCAACGAGTACAAAGGCTTTATTATAATCTTCACCTACTTTAGCTATAACATTAGGATATAGCATAGGTGCAATTTTATTGTTTCGATACTTTGCCACAACTCTGTACGGCATTTCTGTAATATCGAAAACAACAAATGCTGAATAGTCACCGCCAATACCTCTAGCTGTGTCTACTGTAATACAATAATAATGTTCTTCTTGTGGATCTTCATATATATCAACAGCGTTGCCTTCAGGATTGTCATAAAGAACATCCTTAGAACTTAGTGTTGCAATAGTTCTAGCATTGATAAGTGTGTTTGATGATCCCAAGAAGTCACACAATACTTCCTGTGTAAACTTCAGTTCGCCGAGAAGTTTGAGTTGCTGCTCTGCCCATGCTTCATCTCTGCCTGGGATCTCAGTATAAGGAATAAAGTGACTGACGAATCCATTTGTACCTTTTTCTGCTTCATTCCAGAACTTCCAGAAATGATTGTATCCTAGAGGTGTAGATGTGAGTAGAATCTTTGTAGTTTCACCCGCAGAAATTGTAGGGTATACAGAAGCAAAGAATTCATCAGCAACATTATTTGGAATGATTGCCGCTTCGTCAATGTACAGCCAGTTTACAGACTTACCACGAATACCAGATGTTGTTGTTGCTGCTGTGAATACTCTACAGTTATTCTCTAACTCAACGTCACCTTTGTTCCAAGTCTTTACTCCTTGCTGCATCCATATAGGAAGATTCTCATACATCGTTTGATAACGAGCAAGTACTTCTCTTGCAGATGCAGTTTTGTTCGCCATGATAGCAACTGTTTTGTCTGCGTTGAATATTGTGTAGTGAAGAATACATGCTGCGGCAGTAACAGTCTTTCCTTGCTGTCTGCCTTCCATAAGAATAACTTTGCGTTCGTTCACAATGATGTCAACTTTTTTCTTTTGACATTCATATAATTTGAATGGCTGAAGTCCTCTGTCTAGTGTAATAATCTTACAAAAGTTTTCGATGAAGTAAATTGGATCATCTTTACATTTAAGATAATCTCTGATTTGTTCTTCGGTGAAGTCATGTTTATACCCAATCGATTTTAGATTAGGATTCCCATGATAGGAAGTTTCTTCTGACATGGTTTAATCGTGCTCGATAACCTGTTCAGCATTCAGGGCTCTTAGTAAGTCCTTTGTGCTTCCCACAAACATATTATTGTTAGTAACATTTGCCTGTTTAGGTTTATCATCTTCCCCCTTCACTTTTTTTGCTTTCTCTTGTACATCAAGCATATCTTTCGCATTATCTTGTAGAGTTTTGATAAGTTGACCTGCAACTTCATATGCTCTAGGTTGGTCACTGTTTCTAGCTATATGAAGCATGCCTTTGATAGCTTCTTCGCTGTACTCAGCAGTGCGCTTCAAAATATCTCTCGCCTCTTGAAAGTCATCTTCTAAATCTTTTTCTGCATCGGCAAGTGGCACAGGAAGATTATTCTCTTCTCGTGTTTGTTTTAGATTACTTTCAAGTGCTTTTGTTTTATCTTTTGTGTTAAATGTATTATCTAAACTATCAAAAGGATTATTCAATTGTATCACCAAAACTTTCTAATATAGTAGTTATATATTCAAATTCATCCGCAGGCGTTAATGTGGTATCAATTACCCCATCATTACCAACCGTCGATGTGCTTTTCACTCTTACGTTTAAAAAGTCATCTTTTTCGTAAAGTTTGGCAATAGATTCCTTAATAATTCCTACGTTATTTATGTCCCCATAGAAATTTAAGCGCATAGTAAAATTAAGAGTCCATATAATACTTTGTCTCTCGGCAAACTCGCCTTCGTAATCATCATCATAATCTATACTGTCAAGGGTAATTTTAATATCACGCTTGATACCCATTGCAGGAAGTTCATTGACTGTGATATTAAAATCTGGATTAAAGTAAGGCAAAATCTGCTCAACTATTTGTAGTCCGTCTTCTTGATTCTTGGCAAATATATAAAGCGAGAGCGTCATATTATAAGGAGTAGAAACAAATGTACTTCTTACTGTATTGGCGTCATCGCCTGCGCCAACAGCCTTATTTCTTTGTATTGGTGAAATTTTTCTAGTCGAGTCATATGTCAGTTGTTGTATCTCAAATCCCATACGAGGCAAAACAATAGCAACTTCGCCACGAGACTCTGCATCAGGTATCAATGCAATACGAGACAAGAACTTTTGCTTAGTTGAATATGCAAGAGGTACACGCATTACCTGAGCTATTTCATTTGCAGAGGTTTTTCTTGATACTCGAAGATTGTTGAATATCATACCAAAAGCTACAATAGCTTTTTTGACATGTTCGTGATAAAATTGAGTATCTTTAAACATTACAATTCACCAAAAGGATTGACTTCAGAAAAATCTAAAATATCAGACGCTTCATTTTCAAGTATAAAATTTGTATTGTCTGTGGTTGCTGTTGATTTAGTTAATGCATAGTCTTCAAGAATTACTGAAGACCCATCTTCCTGTAAGAATAAAGTGTTATCTTCCAGTAAGAACTGATATAAAAACATATCAATACTTTGTTCGGCGTATATGTTGTCAATTTCTTCAATTCCAGTAATAAATGTTTCCGATGAATATTCGAAAAGTTCACACTGCATTTTAAATACGTTAATCTTACTTAACTGATAAAAAGGATTCTGAAATTCTACTATTTTTATTTCAAACAATGATCCAGTTAAAGGAAAAAATAGTAAATCTCCTTCTGCAGGCCTTGCATTCAATTGAAAGACTCCGCCGGTGGTAGCTGTCATTTGTTCCCATCTTCTTTTAGACAATACAAATGTTGCTTGGTCTCGAATCTCTATGCCAAACTTGGTGAATAACTCTCCTTGTCCTTCAAACCCATCAATATTATCAAAGTACATTTCTAGAGGATATGCTTGAGTAAATTGAGAAAGCGAAGACTCGTCAAAGATATCATCTGTATTGACAAGAGTCCTGGGAAGATAATAGATATCGTGGCCGTATATCTTTAAACTTTCAATGACAAGGTCTTCTATGAGACGTTGTTCACTGGTTGTTCCCGCTGTCAATCCACTTTGAAAATAAAAGTTTGTAGACATGAGTCTATCCTACATAGAACGAAGGAGGAAGTTCGTAGCGAGATTGCATCTCATCTTCTATAGCATTAATCTCAGTGATGGCTTCTTCAAATATCTTATCACCGTTAAGAGTGACGCCACCTGGCATTTGAATTCCACCAAACTTCTTCATGTTCTCACCCCATTGCCTTTTGATAAGTGCAGTAGCGTATTTCTTCAACCACATATCGTCATACACTTCTGTGTATTGTTCTGGGTCAAGAATTGCGTATGCTTCAGCTATCACATAGTCACCTGGATTGAATGTTTTATCCCAGTCTGTGTCAATGTATAGTCTGTCAGTTTTTCTGTTCCAACGAATTTGTCTATCGCTGATTAGAAGCTCTTCGAGTGTTTGTAGATGAGACTGCACCATGCTGTAATAAATCATGTCAGCGCCCATCAGATTGTACAGATCGTTTTGTCTAAACTGATACTGTAAATCGAATAGATTGCCGTCTCTGGTGTTTGAAGTAGCAGCTCCACCAAAGTTAAACAGTCTAACAATACCTGTAATGCCGTTGCTGATAGGAATATACTTGTTATCCATATCACCTGCAACATAAGGAATTGCATCTAGTATTGCTGTAGTGCCTGATATAGAACCAGTAATGGTTTCTCCTGCGACAAATACTCCAGCAGTATCTTCAGTGGTTAGAGTTGTACCTGTTCCATACTTTACTACCGAACTGGCACCAGAAGTGGATCCAACAACTCTGTCGTTATTTAAAAAGTTGCCGCCAACAGAAGTAGTCAGATTGATAGTAGAACCTGTGATCTTATGTTGAACATAAGTGCGTTCGGTACCATCAAAGTGATACTCTTGCCAAAGCTGAATAGCATCATCGATACGGTCGTTGACCTGATCTTCATCAACATTTATTTCGATGACAGGAAAGCCAAGCCTACGCAAACAGTAGTCTATTAACTCTTGTCTAGTTGATAATGCCATCGTTGTTATTCCTTCGTGTTTATTTTATTTATAACAAAAAAATACTGTGACTGATTAACCTATCACCACAACAGTGGTAATTTTAGCAGTCCACTTAAAAGATTTGCCGGATGAACCGGTGACATAAAATCTTAAAGTGTCACTTATATCATGGATTCTTGCATCTACGGTAGTATTAGCATCGTCGGCACTCACTAATATTTCATATAAATTGCCGATGTCACTAGTAATGCCACTATAATTGTCTGCTGATCCTTTAAGGTGCCATCCTCCGCCCTCGCTACCGCCGCCGTCTGTTCTTCTGGCCACAACATCTATGTTATAAAACATCGTAGAGTTTTCTGCTACGGGTATTCTGGAACTGCCTTCTACTAGTATTTCTGTTTCAATACCATTCGTTGTCGAACCATATAATATATACTCATTTGAATAATTAGTTGCTCTTCCACTAGTAGGTAAATCTGTTAAATCATTATACGAACCGGACAATGCTACAGCAGAAAGACCACCCAAATTATCTGCATCATTTTCAGGTAACCCATTTGCATCGCCACCATCAAGCGTGCCACCAGTAACTACTACATTTAATCCACTACCTGAACCCAGAAGACTATTCGAATCACTCAACTCGCTCACATCAGATGGAATAGTGGGGGTAGCTACCAAATCTGTGTATGCGCCTGATAGTGCTACCGGAGACAGTCCACCTAGATTCGCCACTTCATTTTCAGGTAAACCATTTGCATCGCCACCATCAAGCGTGCCACCAGTAACTGCATATTTTACGCCAAGAGATCCATTAGCATCAGTCAAATCACTGACATCAGATGGAATAGTAGGGGTAGCTACCAAATCTGTGTATGCACCAGTAACTGCGACAGGAGACAATGAAGGAACATCTGTTAAATCCGTATAACTAAGACCAACTCCTCCACCACTTGATGTAAATGTAAACCCGCCTGCTCCATCTGTAGTTAATACTTGACCATTAGAACCATCTGAAATGCCAAGTTCGGTAATAGTAGACGGTATAGTAGGAGTACCAGTGATATCGGAGTATGCACCAGTAGTTGCGACTGTAGAGAGAGATGCGCTAGTTTGTTTAGAATTTAACTGCGCTTGGATGTTAGATGTTACGTCTGAAAGATAATTCAACTGTGTAGTTGAAATAACTGCTCCATCCATAATGTTGAGTTCAGATGGAGTAGCTTGAATACCAGTATTTGCAAGGTTAGCTAAGGCTAATTCGTGGCCACCAACAGTTACTCCATCATGAATTCTTAGAGTATCTTTGGTAATATCTACACTGATTTCACCCAATGCGCCAGTGAACACGCTATGCTGTGACGAGGTGCCCCGGCGAAGTTTGACCACTGCCGCCATTTCTTTTTCCTTTAGCTAACTTTAATAATATATATTATATATAACAAAATAAACTATGTACACGGACTAAGGTACCACCAGCTGTTAGCTGATGATACCAGTTATGTCTCGTGTCTTATTCATTATACTGCCGCAGGCCAATCAGAGTCTTGTAAGTAGGGAAAGTTTGCGTGAGTAGTTATGTCACGCAACGCCTGTCTGTAAGTAGCCATCTCCATAGTCATAGTAACGTCATACATTCCTGTCCAATCAGTTACAGCAAGTTTAGCATCTCTATCAGCTCTGACAGACTCCGCAGCCTTAGCATCCATATCAGCCTGATAAGCCGCCTCATGCTCAGCCTTGGTTGTGGTTACGCCGTCATCGTCTGTAGTATCTTGAAACATATCCACTACTGACCACGCAGTGACCCAGTTGCCGTTAGCGTCCTGTGTAGCACCGTTACGGATGGCCTGTGTGTAGCCTGTCACTTCTGGCTTAGGAGCTTCCAGTACAGGGTCTATGCCAAGAGCGGAACAGACGTTAGCGTCCCACACTCGTGGCAGTGATGTGTTGCTGTGCATTTTTCTGACTTCGCCTTGATTTTTGACTTCGCCAGTTGATTTAATACGATATTCCATTGTCTTGTCCTTATGCTATTGCTAAAAATATGTAAGTGCCGCCACTGGCGTTAAGCGCAGCAGGAGCAGATGATGTTACTGTAAAGCCACTTGATAAAGGGTCTATATAGTCTGTATTAGTTACCGAGCCGCCTTCAAATATAACGTATGGATCATTACCTGCTACAATCCCTCTTGCGCTATCCCAGACGTACCAATCGCCATCGCCGTCAGACCTTTTTATAAGCACAAATCTGGCTCCTGCACTAAAACCACAGTCTACATCTACATTAGACCCTGTGCCGCTATAGGAGCCTACTTTTGTAACACCATCTAGTGTTGCCCATAACCATGCGACATACTTATATGAGGATGAATTAACGGCTGCAGAGGAACTCAAAGTAAATGTTGTGTCGTTTGGGGTGGTGTTATTCCATAAACCGCCGTAGCCGCTACCATCCCCGCTAACTAAAAGACTTGCAGCGTTGCCAGTAGTTTTATGATAAACCCAGTGAGCCTCATTAGATGTGTTGTAAGCTTTTACAAACATCATTTCTGGTATAGCTTGGAGATTGTGAGTAACTGCGTGTCCCGCAGTCGCATTACCTGTATAAGTTACTATATCAAATACTTTAGACGCTCTTTTAAAAGCATAGCTGATGTGGCTTCTATTTCCTGCATTTGAGTTATAGTAATACATCGCTCCGTTGTACTCAACATCCACGCCCTCTTGAAAATCAAATCCACCGTTGGAAGCGCTGTCTCCGGCGGGAGACGCAGAATAACTCGGGGTAATTAAAGCCTGCCCTTTCCCTCTTATTCTATCAAATATATGAAATCCATAAGAGCTATTAGAAGATGTTTTTTGATGCCAGAACTGGTCTACTGGAAACCCAGAACCACCATTAGACCCTCCATTAATAATAGTCCTGTTTGAAGCCGTACCTGAACCACTTGTTAAGGTTGCATCCTGATAAGCATACGGACTAAAAACCTCAGTCCCAGACTCAGGAGTCTTCATGGGTCTGCGGATGGCTACGTAGATGTATTTTGAACCGCTCTCATTCACAATGCCATATCCAGTCTTCACCGTGAAACCATTTGCGTTAAAATCTATGTAGTCAGCACCTGAATCTTCACTTTCATTTTTGTTAGGCTTTATAAACGCATCATTTCCACCAGTAACGACGCCACGCATATTGTCAGCTATCCACCAATCGTCTGTATTATCAGCATTCTTTACCAACACCCACTGTGGTTCAAAACCAAGACTAACAGACCTCTCTGAGGCGTTACCTGTATAACTCCCACACTTAATAATATTCTCGCTGCCATCGTCTCCAAAGCCTCCTGCGTTGTGAGCGAATAGGTAGGCGACGTATGACCGAGCGGAGCTGTTTGTCAAACTACTACTACTAACAGTAAATGTGTTGTCGGTTGCTGCTTGTATTCTGCTTCCGTTGTCTTGTGCGCTATTACTGTTTAGATATAATACTTTACTAAATCCCAAAGAAGTATGATGACAAGTCCAATTCGAAGAACCGTCGGTGGCTTTAATAATAATAAACTTTGGAGTAGAATTAAGAGAGTGGTTTAAGACCCTACCCTCTACACTATTCCCATCATAAGCCACAACATCAAAGAACTTCTCAGCCTTGCGGAATGTCCATGAGGCCCAAGAAGTTCCTGTGCCGTTTAAGATTGCCCCTGCGAGATTCCAACCTGTAGTGCCTGCTGACGGAAAAGAAAGATACGAAGAATAATCTGCACCTGCGGCAGTATCGTTACTAGTTAGTGATTTTTGTGGCCCATTTACAGTATCAAAAAGAACATGAGAATCTGTTGCTCCTCGTTGTTTCAGCCAAACTAAACCATCCTCATCCGAGAGTGCAATGCCGTTAGCTATTGTTCTAGCCGCATTGTTGCCTTCATACACATAAGTCGAGAAGACATCCTCAACGTACAGAGACTCACCACCTGCATTGCCTGCCGCTGCTGTTAGAGCTTTAGACAAACTCATTATACATAACTCCCTGTGTAAGCACCGTAGAGCGTAGACGAGACTTTCCAGAACACCAGTGTGTCCTTAGCAGTCAGCGTAGGAGCGACATTGCCGCCAGAGGTTACCCATTGCATCGTAGGCCAAGTGACTGTGTAACTAGCACCTGCTTCGAGCTGTAGTACTAAAGAATCTCCAGAGACTAGTGAGTCTGTAAAGGTCGTGTTAGCCGCTAGAGTCTTGGTCTGTATTCCACCGTTAGCACGGTCTAGTGCTGTGCCTGTTAAGGCGTAGACCGTATCTCGAATAACTGCGGCAGAAGACATATCTCTACCAATCATTAACTCAGTAGCACTTAATGCAACACCTGCAAATACTCTAGGAGTATCTGCTGTAGTAGCAATTGTACCGTTTCCTTGAACAAAGTACGCTTGTCCTGCTGTTAGTCCAGACTGTGCATCATCTACTGAGCCAGCTGTTTGGATAGTAGCAGTTGCACCAGAAGCATATGATCCGTCAGACACACCTACAAAGTTTTCACTAGTTAGGTTAGGTCCTCGGATGTCTTGGTCTTCAGCTTGATAAACAACCGACTCATGGTTGTTGTTGCTAGTGCCGAAAACAAGCACAGATTTGTTTGAAGCTGAGTCAAATGTCATTGTAGTCGTGTTTAACCTGCCACCTGGACTGTCAAATACGACTGGTGAAGCAAAACTAATGCTGGTTCCAGAGACTGTTCCTGCAATTATTTTGCCTACGGGCGTACTGGTGTAATCGGTATAGGCAATAAGGAATTTATTTGCACTTGAATCAAAAATTGCCTCAGTTTTGTATGGTGCATTAACAGACTCAAATACGACTGCTGAACCAAAACTAATACTTGTACCCGAAATAGTTCCTACTTTCGCTGTTCCGTAGCTTGAGTTGGCAGGGTCTCGATAAGTAACGACCATCTTGGAATTTGAATCAATAGCAACACCAGGATAGTACTGTAACGTGTTTACGAAAGAAGTTGATGACCCAAAACTAATGCTATCTCCTGATACGGTTCCTACAACTGCTGCGCCATTAGCTGACGAATTTTCTTTATAAACAAGTACGACTTTATTTGAATTTGAATCGAAAGTTGCCCGTGTGAGTGATGGGCCTGGTTCAGATAACGCAACTGAAGAGCCAAAACTAATTGAATTCCCTGAAACGGTACCAACAATTGCTCGCCCGCCGAGGCCTTGGTTGGCCGCATTATAAGCAACAACTACTTTGTTTGTATTAGAGTCAAAAGTTGCAGCTTGCCACGATGTGTTGATGGCGTTCTCAAATACGACTGCTGAACCAAAACTAATGCTTGTTCCAGAGACTGTGCCTACATACGCCTCTCCTCTTAATGAGTTGCTGAAGTTAGCCATAACAACAACGACTTTGTTTGCATTTGAATCAAAAGTGATGTCACCATACGACATTATCGCCCCAACAATCGCAACAGGTGATCCAAAACTAATTGATTTGCCTGAAACGGCACCTACAATTACTCGGGCACCATTAACGCCGCCGACGCTTGCGTTGTAAAGAACAACGACTTTGTTTGTGTTTGAATCAAAAACTGCATAAGACTTGTCTTGGTTATTGTCTTCAGATACCGCAACGACTTGAGTACCGAATCCTGCTGGATCAGTACCTATAACCGGACCTCCTGTTGGACTCACAACACTTACCGTGCCATCAGCATTTACAACAACCTTGTCACCATTTGCTAGTGTACCAGATGCAACTGCGTCAAACGAACCACCTGGAACAACCGCTGCCGGTGTACCAGTAAGATCAGAGTAAGCGCCTGTAGTAGCAACCGTTGACAAAGATGAAGTATCAGCTTTGAGTGCAAGTGAACTATTTACGGTAGTTGTATCAGCTTTGAGTGCAAGTGAGCTAGTTACAGTACTAGCAAAGTTCGCATCATCACCTAATGCAGCAGCAAGCTCGTTCAATGTATCTAACGTAGCAGGAGCACTATCAGTGATTGTTGAAATGATGTTAGTCGCAGTATCATATCCGTTACCAGATAAGTATGTAGCTACATCGCTGTCAGTATATGCTGCAACTGCGGCAGAAGACATGTCTTTGCCAATCATCAACTCGGTAGCACTTAGAGCGACACCAGCAAATACTCTAGTAGTATCTGCTGTAGTGCCTAGTGTACCATCTTCTTGTAAGAAGTAGGCTTGTCCTGCTGTTAGTCCTGATTGAGCGTCATCTACTGCACCTGCTGTTTGAATAGTAGCAGTTGCACCGTCAGAGTAAGCAGCATCAGACACACCTACAAAGTTTTCACTGGTTAGGTTTGTGGCTCCAACGCTGACTGTATCTTCAGTTTTGAAAACTATCGCTTTGCCGCCCTTCCAAGAGATCACAGACCTGTTTAAATTTGAGTCAAATGCAAGCGACATGGCTCTGGATTGCTGACTGGAAAACTGAACTGGCGTATTAAAACTAATGCTGGTTCCAGAGACTGTTCCTACAATCACTCTACCGGTTTCAGGAGAACTGTAGTATTGGTAAGATATCACTACTTTATTTTCACTTGGATCAAAAATCGCTGCATAATACCCTGACGCACCGCCTGATTCAAAAATAACTGGCGCACCAAAATTAATGCTAGTTCCAGAGACTGTTCCTACTATTGCTCTACCGGAGCCATAGTCATTCCTATAAATAAAAACAACTTTATTAGAATGTGTGTCATACACCACACTGGGATACTCGCCTGCACCGCCAGTGACAAACTGAACTTCCGAACCAAAACTTATGCCTGTACCAGAAACTGTTCCTACAATTGAATTGAAAGTGTTACCTTGCCTGTATATTACCACTACCTTGTTATTATCCGGATCATATACAGATGTAATATCGTTATAAGAGGCGACAGCTGAAGAATTAGTAACTGAACCAAAACTTATGCTTGTACCAGAAACTGTTCCTACTCTTGATCGAACCTGTTTTGACGAGATAGATATGTAAGAAAATATTACCTTATTAGAACTTGAGTCGAAAGCTAGTGCAAGGGCCCTGGTGTCAAAGGACTCATTGTCCTCGACATAGGCTTGTGAACCAAAACTAATGCTAGTTCCAGAAATTGTTCCTACCATTGATCTGACTAGTCTATCTCCATATATGTATTCAACGTAAGCAACAACGACTTTGTTTGAATTCGGATCAAATACAGCCTGTAAAGATTTATCCGTTACGGGGCCGTTAGTGTTTTTGGTGGAAACATTACCAAAAGTAATGTTTTTCCCAGAAACTGTTCCTACATAGGCACGTATTGTGTTTTCCGTTTGCGATCCATATATAACAACAACTTTATTTGAATTTGAATCATAAACTGTTGCTGTATACGTAGCGCTAGAACCAGCCACAGAGATTTCAGTGCCTAATCCTCCTGCTTCGATAACGGTAGTCTCTGCTCCTGCTACAGATACAGTACCTGTAGCATTTATAACTACCATGTCACCATTTGCTAGTGTACCAGAAGCTACTGCTTCGAATGAACCACCTGCCGTATCAGCAAAAGTAAACCCGCCAGATCCGTCAGTAGTAAGAACTTGTCCTACAGTACCATCAGTGATACTTAGGTCAGTAAGTGCAGATGGAATAGAAGGTGTACCAGTAACGTCAGCATAAGCACCTGTAGTCGCTACAGTCGCTAGATCAGCAGTATTCGCTTTCGCTGCTAATGAAGTCGTAACTGTTCCTGCAAAGTTTGCATCGTCGCCCAGTGCTGCTGCCAATTCGTTTAGTGTATCTAACGTAGCAGGAGCACTATCAGTGATTGTTGAAATAATATTACTTGCACTATCATAGCCATTTCCAGCCAAGTATGTAGCTACATCACTATCAGTATAAGGTACGACTGCGGTAGAAGACATGTCTTTGCCAATCATCAACTCGGTAGCACTTAAAGCAACACCTGCAAATACTCTAGGAGTATCAGGAGTAGTAATTATTGTGCCGTCGCCTTTCAAGAAGTACGCTTGTCCTGCTGTTAGTCCAGACTGTGCATCATCCACTGCACCAGAAGTTTGGATAGTAGCAGTTGCACCAGAAGCATATGATCCGTCAGAAATACCTACAAAGTTTTCACTGGTTAGGTTGGATACAGTCGTAGATGACAAGCTTACTACTGACACTTGTTCGTGATTAGATGAATCTTTACGAATAAGAATAATTTGGTTTGTGCTTGTATCTACTGTTGTCGCAATCGAATAATTAAACTCATTTACAATTATCGTAGGAGAAGTAAGATTAATTGAAGTACCAGAAACTGTTCCTGTCACAAAAGATATACGACCAGTGCCATCATCATAAGAAACATCATACGCAGAGTAAGTAATAATGACCTTATTTGTATTTGGATTAAATATAGCAGAGGAAATCTTACCTACTTTTTTACCGACTTCAAGCTGTTGGGCAGTGCCAAAAGAAATACTATTACCAGAAACAGTACCTACACGAACCCATCCAGTATACACGACATGTGCGTTATTATAAGTCATTACGATTTTATTTGCGTTTGAATCAAATGCAAGCTTAATATTTTCAGTAGACACATCATTAAATTGAAGTTCACTGCCAAGAGTAATTGAATTGCCAGAAACTGTTCCTACTCTTACTCTACCATAGTAAGGCGTGTAGTTATTTCTTATATGATAAGCAAACACCATTTTGCCTGAGTTAGAATCAAATGCTACTGCCAGATGACCAAAACTGCCAGTGGGAGCTGCTATCTCTACACTAGAACCAAAACTAATTGAATTACCAGAAATTGTTCCTACAAACGCATGGACCCCGTCTCTCGTATGAGCAAGAACAACTTTGTTTGAGGTTGTGTCAATTGCAAGGACATGGTCAGAAATCATGCCATTATAAAATTCTACAACAGAGCCAAAACTAATTGAATTACCAGAAACTGTTCCGACCGCATATGCGGTCCAGCTGTTGTTTGGGTTGAAGAAAGCTACAACAACTTTGTTTGAGGTTGGATCATATGCTAGTGATGGTTCCCATGTAGAAGTAGACAAAGCGACGGGAGTACCAAAAGTAATTGTTTTAGTACCAACAGTTCCTACAACAAATGTTATGTAATTACTGTTATCCGTATCGCCATACGTAATAATAACTTTGTTTGAGGTTGGATCATATAATGCAACATTATTGTAGTCTGATACATCGCCAGTTGAGAGACGAGTTTCAGCACCTGGTCCAGGCCCTGTCGTTACAACGGCTACAACACTCACAGTACCATCAGCATTTACAACGACCTTGTCACCATTTGCTAGTGTACCAGATGCAACTGCTTCGAATGAACCACCACCTGATGTGTCATCAAAAGTAAATCCGCCAGATCCGTCAGTAGTAAGAACTTGTCCTACAGTACCATCAGTGATACTTAGGTCAGTAAGTGCAGATGGAATAGAAGGTGTACCAGTAACGTCAGCATAAGCACCTGATGTTGCTACAGTTGCTAGTGATGATGTATCAGCTTTAAGTGCAAGTGAGCTATTTACGGTAGTTGTATCAGCTTTAAGTGCAAGTGAGCTATTTACGGTAGTTGTATCAGCTTTAAGTGCAAGTGAGCTATTTACGGTAGTTGTATCAGCTTTAAGTGCAAGTGAACTAGTTACGGTAGACGCAAAGTTTGCATCATCGCCCAATGCTGCTGCTAGTTCGTTTAATGTATCTAAAGTTCCTGGCGCAGCATCTACAAGATTATTTACTGCTGATGTGACATCAGCGGAAGTTGCAAGTGATGAAACATCGATCACATATGCTAAACTATTCCAAGCAGATACGCCGTTACCTATTTTTAGTTTTAGTGTGTCAGTTTCAAAACCTTGCTCACCAGAGGCAAGAACAGGATTCGCTGCTGACCAGTTAGTGGAAGTATCTCTTCTTAATTGTATGCGATCAGCCATTGGCCGTTCCTCCGTCATATTCTGCGTTAAACAATGTGGTTGTTGCGGTTCCGCTTCCTACAGAACCGATAAATGAGGTCGTAGTAGAAAGCCCTCCATCTACTGTTCTGTCAAGCTGTTGAATTAGTTTTGTTACAAGTATCGCAGATGAAGCTGTAATTTCAGCGGTAACATCCGCTTCTTTTGCAAAGCCTGCATTTGATACTGTAGTATATTTTAGCGTACTATAATTAGCCATGTTATCTCTCTGTGAATAGCCAGCCGTAAGTTGAGTTATAATATACGATGTTACATGCTGCGCCACTGACATCAATCGTTAGGTCTTCGTTAGTGAAATCAATGGATCTTCCGTTTCTAGCAATAGTAATATTATTGACCCCCGCATTACTTGTACCATCAATGATACTTATCTGATCTCCAAAAGAAGGATTTGGTGGTAATGTTATTGTAACAGGATTGCTCGATACGTTTACAATTATTTTTTCACCACTAGTAGCAAAATGATTTGAAGACCTTTCAATCCATGGGACAGCACCATCACCTTCACTCCAATATGTTGTTCCTTCACCATTTGTAGTGAGTACCTGCCCGACAGCACCGTCAAATTCTGGTAATCTATAGTCACCTACTTCAAGTGTGACGGCAGTTAAATCATTGAATCCAGCGTCTGCTGCTGCAGGCACATTTTCAGTAATTTCTCCTAAATCCCAAGTATTACCTGCAGGACTCAAGTCTCCCAAGTCATTTGGAAGGTAGAAGGAAGTATATTCGTTAGTGGTTTGTGCTAGTGTTACTATTGATCCATCTTCTTTCTTGGAAAATAGTTTAGCATCTTCTAAGTTAATAGCAAGTTCGCCGACTGCCAATTCTGCCGTCGATGGTGTTCTATTAGGTACTTCGGATCGTTTTATTTGTACAATTGCAGACATGTAAACTCTCCGTTATAGCGCCGCTATAGCTATTTTAAAATCGTTGAAGTCACTACATGCAGCAACCAGAATCTTCAAATCGGAGATGCTAATATGACCTATAAGGTTAGTGCCGTCTGCGAGAGCAAGTTCTACTCCTCCAGGTGTTACTCCGTCATGAACAACAAGAGTATCTTTAGTGGTATTTATTGTCACCTCACCTTCCAAACCTGTAAAGGCCGAGTGTTCACCAGTGGTGCCTCGTCTTACTTGTAATATTGTTGGCATATATTTATCTCCTATCTACGGGTAGGTGCCACAGTCGATGTCAGTAATATTAACCGCAGGTATAGAAGTAGATGCATCTAAATTGTTCAAATCTGCTCGCAACATCTCGTAACCGCCGACCTGAATACCATCGTGTACTACAAGTGAATCGGTGGTGGTATTTACAGTAATTTCGCCTTCTGCGCCTGTAAAGGACGCATGTTGTATTGCGGTGCCTCTTCTAAACTTAACTCTACTCGCCATGCGAGTACCCTCCTTATTTATTAGGCACTTACCTTGATACTATTTATAATTATCCGTAAGAGTCTAATTGTTTAAACTGTGATTTACTACTGCTGCTTCTTTTAAATAAACTTGCAGTTTGCTTTTCAAGTCTGCAATCTTTCTTTCATTAAAATCTACTGTTTTTAAAAGTTGAACATTTTGCTTATACAGTGCTTGGTATTCCTTGCTTTCTGTAGTTTTAACATTCTGACCAGCTTTGCTGACAGTATCTTCAAGTCGTTTCACGGTAGATTCAAAACCTTTTACTTGAAATTTTAACTTAGTATTTTCTGTAAACAATGCTTTATATTCTTCACTTTCCTTGGTAATCTCTTTTACATGTGTAACTTCGTTCACATTGGCTTTACCATTATTTTCTTTTAATTGTGATCTGAGTGTCTTACACTTTGCACTTAAATCATCTCTTTCCTGTTCTGTAGAAGCAATTATTGCATTTGCTTGTTCTAATCCTTCTTCCAATCTTTTAATATAATCTTCAGCTTCATCATTCTGTCTTTTTAATTCTAAATACTCTGGAGTATCTGTAGAATTAACTGCTGCCGTCTCATCGGCTAACTGATCAGTATTTGGAACAGAAAAACCTTCAACCGTCTCCGATGAATTAGTTGTCGCCTCTCTAAGACCCTGTATTTCTTGTGCTTGAGTCTGAACTTGTTCTGATAATCTATTAATATTTTTACCAGAAAGCGATTGTTTTGATTTTAGGAGAATATTCTCCATAGTCAAATCACTTACACTCTTACCAAGATGAGCAACATACTCATTAACTAATTCTTCATTTTCCATTTCGTCATCACCTTTAACTTATGATTTGAAAGTAGGGGGTTTCCCCCCTACCCGTTTCTTCTATTTATACTTACTATCTAGAATGTGCCACCGTCGATGCCACCAAATGTAGGCAATCCACCAACACCAGCAACTAGAACTTGGCCTTGTTGCCCGATTGCTGTTGCTTGAAGTGCGCCAGTTCCGTTGCCAAACAAGATACCTTTTGTAGTAAATGTTTGGGCGCCAGTACCACCATCTGCAACGTCAATTGCTTGTGATAGATTGTGAACACGACCAAGTGTTAAGTCGCCTTCTACGTTACCAGCTACATTACCAACTACGTTACCGGTATGAGTACCAGCAGTGTTACCAGTGACATCACCAGTTACGTTACCAGTAAGGTTAGCAACTAATGTAGCAATCTGATAGTCTGCATTAGTTTTATCAACTACATTGCCTGTGATTTCTTCACTAGAATTTGTAAACAAATGATATTTACCGTCATTTGCATCACGGAAGAAACCAGTTGTTCTGTCATCGGCGCCGTCGTTATACCTGGCTGTGAAACCAATATCAATTGCATCACCGGCAACACCAATGTTATTGGTAGCGTAAGCAACAAGTGAATCTTCAACAGCCATGTTAGTAGTATTAACTTGTGTGGTTGTACCAGAAACAGTCAAGTCTCCAGAAACTGTTAAGTTACCACCAATAGTTGGGTTAGCTACGAGTCCAACTTGAATACCATTGTCAGTAACAGTAGTTTCAACTTGTAAAGCAGTACCAGAAATAGTAAGCTTTTCGCCGCCAGCTACAGTATCGTCATCACCAATGTCTGCTCCGATTTGCAAAGCAGTTGCAATAGTTGCAGTACTGGCAGAAGTAATACGACCTTTGGCATCAATGCTTAGAATAGGAACTTCAGTAGTTGAACCAACGTTACCAGCAGTTACGCCAGAATCAGCAAGTGTAAGAGCGATGTCTGCATCAGCAGAACCGTCAAAACTTACAGTACCAGTTGCGTCACCTGAAGTGCTGATGTTGCGGCTAGTTTGTAGAGCAGTTGCAGTAGAAGCATTACCGACTACAGCACCAGTATGAGTACCAGCAGAGTTACCAGTAAGATCACCAGTTACGTTACCAGTAAGATCACCAGTTACGTTACCAGTTACCGCACCAGTGTGAGCACCTGTAGTGCTACCTATGAACGCAGCGTCAGATCCGTCAGTGCCGTTGTCTAGAATCGTTACTAGACCGTCATTAGAAAGGACATCACCTTTGAATGTCGCATCAGATCCGTCAGTGCCGTTGTCTAGAACCGTTACTAGACCGTCATGAGAAAGGACATCACCAGTCAATGAAGTAGCGTCTGCGCCTGATACAGTAACAGCGATATCTACGTTACCAGAACCGTCGATGCTTGCAGAACCAGCAGCATCACCTGATAAAGTAAGTGTGCGAGCAGTTGCCCATGCAGATGCAGTATCAGCGTTACCAGTTACGTCAGCATTAATTGCGCCGAGTGCATCTCTCTTTGCGAGAGTGTTGGCTGTTTTGAGATTAGTTGCAGCGTCTACGATGTCGGTATAATACTTACCACCAACTTTGTGTATCGCAGGGGTATCGTCATTATTTTTCGACTCAATATATAATATTGCGCCAGCACCGTCAAGTGCTTTATCTTGTGCATAAGCCATTTCCGCTTCTGCTAAGTTGGTCGCATCCGGAGCTGCACTTCCGGTAGATCGTTTAATTTGAATTACAGTTGCCATGTGGCTTTACCTCTTTTCCAGTTAATAATACTTTTTTTTTTGTTATAATATAAAACTTTTGGGATCACACAAACACACAATAATTAATAAGTGCCGCCATCCAACTGCATAACACTTGTAGCCAATTCTTGTGCAATCCATTGGCCCGTATCATCATCATAAACGATGGTATACCCATCTGCTAGCCCACCTGATATGTCTACATTAGCTAAAGTTTCAACTCTACTGGCTGTCGTAACTCTAGAATCATTTTTAATTGCCGTGCCGATTCTGGGATTTCCGGGAGATAACTTAACTTTTTGAACCGTATTGGTACTCGACGGCGCTGCTACTATTGTCCCACCAGAGGAATTTGAACTAATTTCTACATCAATGACCTGAACAGCGTCGGAAGGTACAGCAACATTAATAGCCATTATCGTGTGACTCCTGGTGTTACAGTTATAATGCCTTCTATTACTCTAAGAGTTTCTGCACTAGAAGTAATTTCTAAATCATAAACATATCTACCTGATTTCAATGCGTTCGTTTCGACTGGAGTAAGAGAAAATGTAATATCTCCTATCAAATCATTTTTAACACAAGTAAATGCTGTATAAGTATTAGTGTTATAGCTTCTTCTGATATGTGCGGTCACAGTGTAGTTGGTGAGATCTTTTAGGGTGCCATCGTCATTATTCAGAGTAATCGTATTGGTATACGATGCCCCTTGATCTATAACTATGTTTACTGGCGTTGCCATTAAGTTTCTCCTTATTAACTGTTTTATTTATAAGAATAAGAAAATTCATATGAAGACAATTTTAACATTAAAATACGGAAATAAGTACAGTTCCGATGATGTGAATCGTATATACGATGCCACTTTTGGCAAATATAATTATGTGTGCGTTACTGACGATGCGAATGGCATATATGATACTATTTATACAATACCCATAAAAAAAGAACAAGAAGGTCACTGGGAAAAGGTAAAATTATTCAAATTAAATACCTTTGGTAAGATCCTTTACTTAGACTTAGATATAAGAATACAAAATGATATAGATCATTTGTTTGATTTGCTTGACACCACGCCTATCATTTGTTATACTTATTGGAAGGATAAAAACTTTCCTTATCATAAAGACGCTAGATGGTCTTTCAATTATCTGAGCAACTTCAACTCTAGTGTAATGTTGTGGGAAGATGCTAGGCATATATATGATTACTGGGAAGAAAATAAAGACTATTACATGGTCAAATACGCAGGTGACGATAGATTCTTGTACCATGAAAACTTTACTTTCGAACACTTTCCAGAGAACGAGATATACTCTTTCAAGTTCTCCGGTAATAGATACAAACCTGAATATACAATAGCACTATTAAACGGGCAAGCTGACTTCCCGAACATTGAGAAAGAATATGATGAACTTTGTATGCATCAAGTGGGGCAATAAGTACTCACCTGATTATGTAAATAATCTTTATAACATGGTCAAAAAAAACTATACCAAAGATTTTACATTCACATGCTATACAGATGACACAGAAGGTCTAGAGTGTGATACTCATCCTATTCCTGATGACGGTGTTCTGCATCCAGATCATTGGTTTGGCAAAGAAGGCTATTGTTGGGATCGTGCCAAGTTTCTTGTATTCAACTCACAGGAATGGTTAGGATATGAGGGCAAATGGTGCTACTTTGATTTAGATGTTATCATTCAGAACAATATAGATGACATAGATAAACTAGCAGAAAAGCCTCGTATAGCACATTCTAAGTGGCAAAATCCTTCTCAGATACACGAAAGACTTTTTATTGAAATGAGAGGCACTTTCTACAACTCTAGTATGATGCTTTGGAATGGCGGACAGTGCAAACACATTTACCATGATGTTCTCATTAATGATGAGATGGTGTTCAAAACATTCTACAAAGGCAGTGATAACTATCACTACTGGAGACAGAGAGACTTTTGGGCTAACATTCCTTATGAATGGGTGTATTCATACAATAGAGGTATGACTTATCCTGACGATATAGAACCAAAAACATATAGACCCGATGCTAAGATTTGTGTTTTCAATACAGACCTAACACCGGATCCTAAAGCAAAGTCACAAATAAAACTTGAAGAACTAGAAGATCCAATTATGTTGACTTTGTGGGAGGGAGAATGAGAGTAAACTATGTCTGCTGCAAATGGGGAACTAAGTATGGGCCTCACTTTGTAAACAAACTAAAGAATATGGCAAAGCGTCATACTGATCCTGAGAAGTTTGACTTTCACTTCTATTGCTACACCGAGTATCCTGAGGGTCTTGATGAGGAGATTAAAGTAATTGACTTCCCTGACATTGACAGCATTCATCCTAAGTATTGGTTTGGTAACGATAATTTTAAATATGGCATGGCTCGTTGTTGGGACCGTCCTAAGACTTTTGTCTTCAACACTCATAATTTTGCTGAAGATAAACCTACTGGTCGTTTCGTCTTTCTTGATCTGGATGTTATTATCCAGAATGATATGGAACCTATCATTATATACGATTTAGATCGCCCTACTAAACTGAGAAGTTGGTGGCAAGATCCTCGTCCTATGACTACACGACAATTCAAACTTGCACACGGGGCTTACACTAACGGTAGTTGTCAAGTGTGGAGTGACGATCAGTGTGAAATCATCTGGAAAGATGTACTAGAACATCAAGAAAGAATATGGTTTACATTCACTGACGGCACCGATAACTATCACAGTTGGCGGTGGGGTGATTTCAGTGAAGCAAAATTATGGGGACACTTTCCGAGTTCGATGGCATATTCATACAACAGAGGTAGAGACTGGGACGCAGACGATCTAGCAGTAGATACATACAGAGAAGATCCTATATTGTGCGTATTCAATATTGACTTGTTGCCGTTTGAAGATAAAAGCAGAGGCAGCACAAAACAAGATGACTTGGCAGACCCTAATTTATTGGAGCATTGGAGATGATTAATATCTACACAGTGAAGTGGGGACAGAAGTATGGTCCTGAGCATGTGAATAAGATACACGATCAATGCAAAGAGTTTATCAAAGAAGACTTTGATTTCTATTGCTTGACTGAACTACCACATGATTTGAATCCAGACATACTTGTGATACCTTTTCCAGAAGATAACTACTACGAGAAATGGTGGAACAAGCTACATCTTTTTGATCGTAACATAGTAGAGCAGAAAGGTGAGAAGATATTTTTTGATTTAGATGTAATCATACAGAAAGATATAGATTGCATTGTAGATCATCCATGTGATGACAATCTTGTTTTTATTAGAACGAGTTGGCACAATATGCGAAAAATGAAAACAGATGTTGTTGATGCTCAGTGGAAATACACTGATTTAAACTCTAGCGTACTACGCTGGAATGACAGACTAAATATTGACAAGATTACAAAATTTGTGAAAGACTATCCTTCTCAGATGTTTTTCTATTACAGAGGACTAGATAATCTTTTTGCACATCAAGGAGAACGTCTACTGAATATAGACTATTTTCCAGACGGTTGGGTGTATAGTTACAACAACGGTTACGTGTGGCCTACTGATGTGAGAAAGCAGACGTTTAGAGAAGACCCTCTTATTTGTTTATATGATTCTATGGAGAGACCTGAAGATGTTAAGCTATAACTTTTTGAACAACTACAAAAACTGGGGCGATGGATTAGACAAAATCAATCACGAAATGCCTTGGAAGAACGAAGACTTCAGAAAGTCTCTCAATCCAAACTCTATGGAAGCTGCTATCTGGCTTGTAGAAGAATTATTAAAACACATAGATAATGAGAAGAAATTGAACATTACGGTGTTAAATTCTTGGTTAGGGTTTCCTCTCGTTCCATTGCTGTGCGAGAACTTGAATGTTGAGAAAATAAATCTGATTGATGTGGACAATGACGCACTAGAATTGTCTAAAGTATTTAATCGTCATTATCGAAAAGAAGGTGTAGATTTGAATCATATCAACTGGGACGTTCCGTTTGCGTTTCACGACATTAATGCAATGGAATCTGATGTAGTAATCTCAATGTGTGCTGAGACAATGTATCCTTTGAAAGAATTGACTACTGCAAATCCTGATTGTATCTTTGCAATACAGAACTCAAATCTAATTAAAGAGATGTACGGCATCAATTGTATGAATAGTATTGAAGAGCATATAGAAAATACAGGCATAAAAAATGTCCAGTATCAAGGCTCTATTGAGCAGAAGTACTGGACATTTGATGGCCTAAACGAGTTTGACCGCTTTATGGCTATTGGAACGAAGTAGCGTCTTCACCTGATATATCTTCAATCATGTCTTGCCACATTTCTAAGTGTGGTATGACGAAGCCCAAAGTAAGACGAGCTTCATGAGACCCGGCACAGTGATAAACTACTTTGTCGGGTTCTCTGCCTTTACCAAAGTATCCTACCTTACACGTCCAGCCTGGGCTGTCTTTCATATTGACTACTTCTTTCGTAATAGGATCTCTGTAGCGAAAGAAGCCATTCCCTTCTTTTGAATATGACAATAGAATATTATAGCCAGAAGCATTCCAATTATTATGCCAGCCCATGAAACCGCCAGGCGGATAATACACGTTGACTGCTTGGTTACGAGCGCCCAAGTATGAACACAATGTAGTGGCCATGTCTCTACATTTTTTCTTATGTTCAGAAGATACTCGTTCCTCAGATGCAATATCAACTGATATAGTTTTCTCAGGATAACCAATATGTTCTGCGTCCTTAGAAACTACTTCTTCTAAGTGTTCAAGACTACAGCCTTTAGGTAGTGTGTATCCCTGATGTCTGCCTTCATGTTTAGATATTTTATCTAGCTCAGATAAGTCTTGCTCAAAAAACCAATCGCTGTATTCAGTAATGATTTTTAAAACATCTTCGTTTTTTATGTCAACTAGTTTCATTTAGTCTAACTTATCCTGAGGTATAGTATGATGATACAAAACAACGTCAGTGCCTTGTAGTTCTTCATAATGATAACCATTTACAAAGTTCCAACGAGCATCTGGCTCTTTAATGTATCCCCACTTGACAGCTTTCTCGCCGTAAGTCAATAGACGCCACATAGTAAATGTGTCCCACTTTCTAGCATCTTCGGGGTAGTGTAACATGTCATAGTCAGGTTCCCGTTGTGCAAGATACTCAGTGTACCAAGCTCCCATGAGATCCATTGTTGCTTCGTTTTTTCTATATATGAAGAAGCCACAATGGCAAGTCATCTCTTCACCTTCTGCTAACTTAGTCAGTTTAGCGTTGTATGGACGATTCTTAGTGAATACGATATCCATATCATCAGGCAACTCGTCCCAGACATTCTGAATATCTTCATGTTGGCACATCATATCAGCATCAAGATAGCAAGTAATATCGTATGGAGTTTTGTTGAGTGCCCAAAGTTTAGCACGAATGTGTCGTGGAATACCTTCTGTGACTATGCTATCAAATAGATCATAGTCTTCAGGTTCGACCCATTCTTCGTGTGTAAAGAATGTTATGTTAGCTTCTGGATAGAAATCTCTTACTGATTCTGCTAGTACTTTAGCATAACGATAGAATCCTTTCTTAACAGAAGCAACAATAACAAACCCTTTAGTCTGTTTCTTCGGCATTCTCAAGTTCCTTCATCAGCAAAATAGTAGCATAAGCCTGTACTTCCATAACAGATTTAGACTTACGAATCATTCGCTTCAGTTCAGTATTTTTAGAGTTTTTGATTGCGGCGATTTCAAACGCTTCAAGTTTACAGTTGAACAGCATTTCTTGTCTGCCACGGACTGCTTGTGATTCTCGTCTTTCCATTTGACGCTTGATGTTTTCGTTGCGTCTGTCTAGGCCTTCTTGTGTGTTAGCATCAATTTCGTCTTCAGTATACTGTTCTAACACAGCTTTCATGTCAGGATTTGTGCCATCAGAATCCTGAATAGAAGCCATGCTAGTCTGTCCATTCGTTTGTTCGATAGTTACAATGAGGTGACGATTTTCCTTATTTGACCAATAAGGATTGAGATATTTCTTTTTAGGGGTTTCCGTAAACATTATCTCAACTGGACTGTCTACAGAAACTGCTAATTCTGTCATAATATAACTCCAAATAATAAATCTTCAATACTATATAGTCATTTTGTTTTATCGATTATAAGTTGAAATTTTCTAGTTTTTTTATTTACAGGAATTTCTTTTACTACGAATACATCAAAAGAAACATTATCTAAATTTTTCTTATGTAAAAGCTCAACTAAATTATTTTCAACCTTTTTTATAGCCTCTGACTTTTCTTCTTTTGTTAGATGTGATTCTAAACAAATGGGAAAACGAAAAGAAGTATCGCTAGTAACTTGCATTTGAAATTTACTTACTCCCTTGACATAAAATCTACGAGTAATAAAAGACGTAAAACTTTCAGTATCGCCAACAGAATTTTTAAAGTAAACTTTAGTTTCTGTTCTGCTAATAAGATTTTTTGCTATAGTAGGGTATGTATTTTTTTCACTAATAGGAACAAGAACATCTGACATTTTATATCTAATTAGGGGCATAGTGTAATTACATAAATTAGTGACTAAAGTGTGATCTTCAAAAAATTCAAAAATAAGTTTATCATCAAAAAGAGACATAGTTTCTTTATCACGATTTGATCTTCCCATGTTACCATGTTCACTACTGGCATATAAGCTCATTACATGAGAGGTGGGAAATACTTTATTCAAAAATATAAGATCGTCTTTAGTTACAGTTTCTGCTGTTGCTATTATAACTTGTGGTGATATGGATAAGTTATTATTGATTTTTTCTTCTGCTAAAATTTTCAGCATCGTAGTGTAGCCGCAAAGAATGTTTGGCTGAAATTGATTTATATCTTCAACAGTTTTAGAAACAGCTTGATTAATTTCAAACCCTTTTGCATTGAATAGTAATTTAGGCCACTTTATCGCTGAATCATATCCTGCATAATGACCGCTTACATTACCGTAAAATGCAATCGCTGGCTTTTTTCTTTTTGTAAAAACCCAACGTACATAGTTAATTAACAGGGAAATTTTTGTTGATAATTTTGCAGGAGATATAGAGGATAACCCTCTAATAGTATCTTTGAAGTGCGATACAAAATAGCCTTCTTCGCCTGAAGACCCAGAAGTAACGAGTGCGGTATATTTATTAAGAAACAAATCTCTAGGATCTGAAGAGGTGGTTACAAATTCTTCAATTCCTTTTTTGGTTATTTTTCTGTCTGTAACAATATCATCAAAGTTTTCCATTGCTATAGATTTAGTCAGGACAGGAAAATCTTCTGGCACCGAAGAGTCAATACTAATGCAATTCTCTCTTATTATTTTAGCATAATAAGGAGAATTGGCATTAGCATATTTGACTAATTTTCTAAATTTTTTAAGCCGCTCACTCTCAAAATCAGACATGTCCGATTCATTTTTTATCTTCATAATATAGATGAATCTTTAGGCAGTTTTTAGCCAAAGGTTTACGGTTGATACATTTTCAGTGCTTGCCTGAATTGTATCTCCTGCATAATTTCCAGTAAAGTTATTAGCATAACTACCTGAATACGTTCCTGCAAAAGTATTTGAATAATAACCAGTATACGTTCCTGAGTAAGTACCAGCGTACGCTGAAGTGCCTACATAGTAACCAGTAAAGTTTTGATTGTATGCTCCAGTGTAGTATCCAGTGTATGTCTTAGCACCAGTATAGAAACCTGTATAGAATCCAGTGTAGTAACCGGTGTAGTAGTTAGTACCACCTGCGAATCCAGAGTAGAAAAGAGTATATGCTTCAGTTCTAGCGTAAGCCCCTGCATAAGCGCCTGCGTATGCTGAAGTTCCTACATAGTTTCCTGCATATGCTCCAGAGAATGAACCAGTGTAAGATCCAGAATATGTCTTAGCACCTACATACGATCCTACATAATTTCCAGAATAGTTACCTGCAAAAGTATTTGAATAATAACCAGTATAGTTGCCAGTAAAATTGCCAGTGTACGTGCCTGCGTAATTTTCTGAAGCTACTTGTTGGCGAGTATCAACGAGACTATCACCCATTTGAACCCAAGTGCCGCCTGCAGGAGCAGACGCTTGTAACTTATATGTACCTACACCAGAGTCAATTATACGATTTCTAAAATTAGGAACCATCTGTTCGATTTCAGCAACAGTCATCATCTTAACATTAGTGCCTTCTAGTTTTAGAGAAGATAAGTCAGAATTTGCTGATGTAGTAGGAGCAGTCTTTTGCCACAAGTAAAGGTTAGTGCTTCCGCCTTGATTGCTATCTGTGATAGTGGCACGAGAAGTCCAAGTACCGCCTGCAGGAGCAGATGCTGCTAATGAATATTGACCAACAGTGTAGCCTGTACTAGTTACCATGTCTTCAATAACTTTATCTAGTACATCTGTATCTATTGCTGAATCGTTGAATTCTTTAATAGAGGAGTCCCAGCCAACTGGACGATTTGTGATGCTTTCAGATGCTGCCGCTGTTACTTGCTTGAAGTAGTACGTAGTATCTGTAGTTGCACCAGCAGTTGGATGAGTACCGATTGCATCATTACGAATAGTGTTAGTCCAAGTACCAATACTAGTACCTGTCAAAGCATTCGAGGTATCAACATTAAGTTCTGCTGTACCTGTGCCATCTGTATCAGTTGCAAACTTATTTGTGATTACATAAGAGAGATATTGATTTATCTCGCCGGCCGTCATTTCCTGCAAGCCCTGAAAGTTTGCAGAAGTGATTGGAGTACCTGATGCCTTTATTCTTAATGGTTGCATGGTTTAATCTTAATTTAGCTGTGATCCCGTAGAATCATAAACAATAACCGACTGAAGGCCATTCCATAATGTTCCAGAAGAACACACTAGAGTTAGACTTGCACCAGGAGCCAAGTTTTTTGCAGTATTTGTTCCCAAAGCATCTATTTGTTCACCAGATGCTGGATACACTTTAATATTCACTGCTGTGTTGTTGAGAATAGTAGCAACTTTACCTATAGTTGCGTCAGGAAGTACTACACCCTGATCAGCAGTGGCCGTTGTTACTATATTATAGGTCTTTGTCAGTGCTGTAGCGTCACCTTGTATCGTTCCAGCTGCGGAAACAGTACCTGAGATTGCGAAATTAGTTTCTCCTGCAACGGCAAGCGTACCAACACTAACATCATCACCAGATTGATACTTGTCAGTATTTAGGTTGGTGAAGTTAGTATCAACCTCATTATTGGTTAAAGGACTGCCTTTAATAGACCTTAGAGTGATTGTTGCCATTTACTTATCCCTTGGAATTTAGTTTATCAAGAATTAACTTCAGTGAATCCTTGATATCCGCTACTTCATCTTTTAATGTATTTATATCATTCTCATATTGCAGAACCGCAGCTTTATTTTCTTGTCTTTTCTTTCTAGCTTCTTTATATTCTGCAAGTGCCCGGTCATCGGTATTCACCAAACCTTTAGAATGTATATCTCTATACAGAGTTGGTGATTCTTTTATTTGTACAAATTTATTTATACTCATATTAGACCTGCAATGCGTAAGCTCTGAGTCCAGAGGACTTAGGTATCTTAGCTGTGTTGCCGCTCAAATGTACAATCTTAATAGAAAAGTCTTTGAATGATTTGAATGTAACCGGTGTAACCGTAACTGCACCAGCAGTTGCTCCTGCTCCGTCGCCGTCGGGATTAATAGTAGCAGTAACAGTTCCGCCTTCATAGTCTCGACCTGGATTTGTTATCTTTATACCTGTGACTGCTCCGCCAGAAATGATTGCTTCTGCTGTTGCGCCATAACCAGTACCTTCTGAGTGAACTAAAGACACTGTAGGCGCAGTAGCAGAATATCCAGAACCACCTGCACTAACAGCAATTGCAGATACTCTAGACACTGAGTACTCATACACACCTGTACCTGCATCTACGCCTGAGTTGGTTGATCCCTTAGCAGGTATCTTGTATACATACTGTGCAAAGTTTTCAGTTGCAACTTTAGGAGAAGTTTCTACTTCTAACTTCTTCCAGTAGATGTCATTGTTAAACTCAGCATCATCTTCAGCATTTCTAAATTTACCATAAACTTCTACTGCTGCGTTATTTGGTATCTTGTTGTCCAAGAACACTCTCATATCTTCAGCATCTTGTTTATCTGCTAATACAACTTGTCGTGAAATATATTTAGCAGATGCATTGCCACCGAATCTAACTTCTTCTGTTACTGTAGAATTTCCACTAATATCTTTCGGATAGTTTATCTTGTTCTTGTATACACCCATATCCATACTAGCAATATCAATAATAGGCGACAAGTTATTTAGAGGCGTTCTTACTGTAAACCTAACACGAGCAGTCTTGTTTGTAGCATACAATGTTTGTTCGTTAGAGTAACTGTATATAGTTTTCTCTGTTTCTAACTCTGTAGTTGAATTGATATCTACTACCGAATACGTTGTATTTGCAGAAGCTGCTCCAGTGTTAGTTAGAGCAATTTCTTTCTTGATTGTTCCAAGTTCGCCTGCATTCGCAGTTGATAGCTTCAGTACATGTGCATCAACTATACGATTGCCTATACTGCCAATATTTACAGTAGTAGCTGCATTGCCTACTAGATCAGCAGCAGTGAAATAACCATCTGTGACTTCTAGCTCATATGTTTTATATGCAGAGTCAAAGTATTTAACTTTTGCACGATTCAATCTCACAGTAACAGTTGCCGCTGTTGTAGGATCGCCCAAACTCAACGCTACAGTTGGATTTGATGTGTAACCGGCACCAGGATTAGTGAGAGTTATAGTTGTAACTACACCGCCACTCACAACATAAGAGAATTCTCCTCCAGTACCGCCGCCGCCAGTAATAGCAACCCCAGTATATGTTCCATCTGTATACCCTACACCTGCACTTGATGTGGTAAAAGTAAAGCCATGAACAAAACTCAATAAATCGAATTTAGGCTGAACAGATTGCTTCCATGTATTATTGTCAAATAGTATCCAGTCAGTATTTTTGTTAGTTGTATTTAAAACAAAATCAGTATTGGATGTAAACTTACATCGATTGACAATAAACATCAAATCTTCTGATTGATGTGGAGTCCAGCTTCTGTTGTTTGCTGAAGTGAATAAGACACCGCCATGCGCTTGCTTTGTTATTCTGTTTGCTGTATTCTTTTCAATTTCTCCAAGCTCACCAACCCACGCTTCATAGTTAGGATCATTTGCTTCAGGCATTAGAACGATACAGTATTCAGTATCGTTTTCTAAATGAACTAAATGCTGGAATCTAAACTTAGTTGAAATGAAGTCTACTGCACCAGATACTGCATTAATAGATGCTTTAACATCACTTCTTCTCAAGAATACTTCACCATTTGGTATTACTTGTTTACCAGGAACGCCGTTTACAACTTCTCTGATTTGTAAAGTGATGCCGTTGTTATTTTCTTCTGGGGGGATTCTCTTGAAGAATATATCTACAGAAGGTACAAACATACCGCCTGGCATTCCAGTAACAAAGAATGTTTGTGCAAGAGGATCCATGCCAGACATGCAAAGATTTATCTCTCCAATTCCTGGGAACTTCCAGTTTGAAAAGTCGAACACTGAAGTTGCTTCAGCAACTTTTATTGAAAGTAGTGGATCTGGAGTTTCAGCAGAGACAGTATTAGTCTCAATTGCAAATGGGCCCATGATCTGTATGCCAGCAGCTTCATCAGCAGCCGCAAATCTGCCTTCAGTAGTAGTTACCCCCGGAACATAGTCAGCATCATCTAATCCAGCAGCGACTAAATTCACACCATTCGCTAAATCAACAGTGATTACTCCGGAAGCACTTCCCCCAGTATTTGTGTTGCCGCCCACATCAAAGATAGTAACATCAGTTATAGGAGTATCATCTACCACTATAGTGTTTGTTACTGTGTTAAAAGTTTCTGCTTCTGGTACGGTAGCTATAGTAACAACTTCTGGTACTAATGTTATAGTACCTGCAGAGGATATTGTTGTAGTAGAAGTTGCACATGAAGAGTCAACAGTAGTTACGCCGTATGTTGTTCCATCAAATCTTCTATATGTATCTTCTCGGCTGCCTGGTGTGCCAATTGAACATCCGCCAGATACAAATACATCTTCTACAGGAATCCATATTGGATCACCTGAATTCTGTCTATGGGTATCGATTATAACGTCACCCTTCTTCGTCATTGTTCTACCGTCTTCGCCGATAGGAATGATTTCTTTCTTAGTATCAAAAAGAGACTCAGGTACCATTGGTGGCGCAGGCCACTTTGTTGTCACATAAGTAGTTTGGAAAGTTCTCTTTGTTCCATTCGCCGTGAATGAAGCTGCGGCATATGACTCAATGTCATCAAGTTTGTTTGCGTCAGATATTTCAATTAGGATATTACCACACCTAAATTCACCTTTATTGACACTGATAGAGAAATCTGCTCTACCGTTTGCGTTAGTGGTCAATGATCCTTTATTTACTCCGCCCATCACAATATTATGAGTTGCGTTAGGCATCAGTGCCTGTACTGAACCAGAGATAGCAATAGGACGAACAAAGGCTGCCACTTCAGTATTGATTATAGAGTCGCCGATATTCTCTGTAACTTCGTCAGGAATGTTTCCGTAGAAGATACGAGAACCTGTTCTTTCCCAGGTCTGAGTATTCTGACCAGCAACAGTAGTTGTAATATCGTATTTTTGTCTGCGACCAGTATATGTGTGAACTTCTTGTTGCCAGTAACCAGAGGCTTCTTCTTTAGTTTCGAAATCAATAGAAGTAGGTCCGACGCTGCCGCCGTAACCTTTAGGAGGAATTCCTATTTCACCTTCGGTTATTATAGTTTCAGCATTTATTATGTCTTCAGATACAAGTTCCCAAGAACCCCAAGTATCTTTCCAATCACCAGTTATCTCTAGGTTGTCCCAAGATCCTTGTTCGTTCTTATATGCAGCTTCAGCATACGAATCATCGAACCAAGAATCTTCAGAAGGAACTAAATTCAAGCTGCCTCTATATGGCCCAAGAGCAGGCGCAGGCGGAACAGGAGTCACTGAAGTATCATTAATTGTGACTGAAGTGGTTACCGCATTTCCACCCATTGTTATGCTGTCAAGGGTAAGAGTGAGAGTTTCTGTGCCTTCAGTCAAAGCATCTGCTGTGATGTTAAATGTTACTGAAGCATCTCCTACTGCATCTAATGTGAATGATCCAGTTAAGCTGGCGCCTCCTATATCAGCAGAAGAAATGCCAGTAATTGTATAAGGAATAGTCTGACCATTAGAATTCTCAAGATTTCTAACTTCGAGACTTATTGTGCAAGAATTTCCTTCATTAACTGTTGCGCCCGTAGTTCTAATCAGTTGATAGTCAACTTCGAGGGGTCTAGGCTCAGGTCGAGGATCAGCTACTACTACAGGAGGAGGCGCAGGTATAACTGGAGCTGGCACTGGATCGGGAGTTAATGGATTCACAGTTTCTGGATTGGCGTATAATAATTCACCAACAACATTTCTAAACTTGCTTGCTTGTAGTTGCTTTGTGAATGTAGTTTCTACATAAGGTATATGGAACAAGTCTCCGCTCTGACTCATAGTAGTATCAGTCACGACAGGCTTAAATCCAACAATACTAGAATCAAAAGACGCTCTCATCTGTTGACGTTTTAAATCCAATGAACATGCGTTATCGTCATGCCCTACTGCGATTGTGCCATAACCCTTGAATGCGTCTATCATCAAACCATTTTTGAATCTATCTATGCCATTAGTATCCAAAATCTGAACAGACTTCGCTTCTTTTTCAAGTAAACTCAATGCAGTATAGTATTCGAGATTTGCGATTCTCTCTTCTAATCCACCGATATCTCGCATGGTATATCTTTTAGTTCTGACTTGTTCTATATAAATTTTCAAGTCAGACCGCTTATAATAATTCGCAGCTTTTACAGATAAAGCTGGATACGGCGGCAAGATTCCTTTTGCGATTGTGAGAGAGTTTGCAGGAGCCTCTGGGAACTTAGGATAATCAGCAGACTGCGACTTGAGTACTTTTATTGTACCAGAGTCAGTAATTACTACTTTGAATGCTTGTGCAAGATAGTAACTTAGATCTGTCGTGAATGTTGCAATAGGGACAGGATTACTCAGTCCTTGAGCAGGTCTTACAATAGTTTCAGTGATATCAGGATTTAAAGTTGCAGATGCTAATGTAGCAGCCTCAACAGCAGTGTTATTTACATAAGGCCTAAAATCTATGCAGTTTCTCAAATCAATAATATTGCCTGCTGCAGGAGAATACAAAGGAATCTCCTGAAGGCCAAGACCTGTGCCAGTATAAGAGTCAACACATGCAAAAGAAGGACCGTTCACAGTTCTTGTTAAATAATCAAATTTTACAGATATATATTTGTAAGTAGATAAATCAACAGAGCTACTTGCTTTTTGCTTTATCTTTGCCAAACCGTAATAGTTATCTCTTTGACCGTTATCTATAATAAAATCATCAGTAATATTGATTGCGCCAGTTTCATAATCAGCATTAGTAGTAGCAGTGATCAATTTAATTTTTATAAGATCAGTTACGCCAAGTGAGTACCAGCCACTAGCAGCATTGTAACCAGCTGCATCTGTTTGTATCTTTACATAGTTGTCTTGAATTCTTGTCTTTGTAATAGGACCAACGCCATCTGAGTATTGCATGTTCACATATACTCTAACATTGGCATTAGAGGCAGGAGCGCTGCTAAATGTAATAATTAGTTGACTTTCAGTTGGTTGAGTTACCGTAATGCTTGCATGAGTCAAGTCTATGTATTCGCCAGCGGCATATGAAACTCCGCCAGCAGTAAATGCATCTACAGCTACTGCTTGGATGTTGGCAAGTATTTCAGTAGGAGTTGGGCTTGCAGATAAAAAGAAAGTTTGTTGTGAAGAAGGTCCGGCTAGTGTTATTTGGCCAGTTCCGGAATCTACAGATGCATCAAATTCGTTGATATATTTAAAATCAAAATCATATGCACCGGCATCTGCTTTCATTGTTTCTAGATTTGCATAAGGCAATTCCCACACTAATCTGTTGTAGTTGCCTTCTTGAATGACGGCCTCAGAACCTGAGTTCAATACAGTATCGGCAAATGCGTTCGATGTGCTGTTTGCATAATGTATCGTTTCAACATCTTTGAATGTTCCTGCCGACATTTTTATATCATAGAGATACAATCGATATTGTGCAGCAGCAGATCCAGCTGTACCAGAATTTAATGTCAAGTATCTAACTTTAGCTGTGCCTATTTTATTACCAGCAACTGAAGTCGATGCGAATGAAGCAGCAGTTACCGCAGTTACAGCAGTGTCATAAAGATCAATAGAAGCGCCGCCGTCTACATCCCACATGCCGCAAACTTCTTTGACTAATGTATAATTTCCGTATGCTGTAGTTTGAGAAACTGAGTTTTCTATTTTAGTATCTTTAGGCTTGTCTACAATTAATGGCAAGTCTTTCTTTGTTTCTATAGGATAACCAGCAACATTTGCAGTACCAGGAGTGATTGAGAAAACAAACTTATCAGCATCTCCTCCAGCACTAACACTGAAATAACCAGAGTTTACACCGTTATTTAGATGCTCATGAACTACGGTTTGCAGTCCTTTAATATTATAGCTACCATTTGCATCATACGCTCTTTTCGCTAGAATATCACCTAGACCTTTTAATGGGTCTGTTTTGATATTACTTGTTACGATATTTCCATTTCTATATGCAGCGTACTGATAGAAGTTTTCTGGTATGTTTCTAGTACCATCAGACTCTCTATAGTTATATGAACGCAATGAAGCTGTGAGTTTTAGTCTGTCTGCGCCTGGTGCATAGTAGTTGAATGATCCTTGAGCAACGTCTAATAGGGTCTCATCGGTAGACGAGGTAACAATTGACTCCAATACATAAAAACCAATATTCTTATCAGCTTTAACAACAAATGGATCAATATAAGCAGCAAGATCTGTGGTTCTAATAAATGTACCACGAGCGTATATGATACCAGCACTTAGTTGAATTCTAGGGGCAGTTCCTTCGTATCGAGTGTTAGATCCTACCGAAGCAGATCCAGAATCTATTGACACAAACTTTTTGCCGTTTAATAGAACATTGTCTGAAGATACTGTTAAAGTTTCATTCATAGAAAAAACTTTAGTTATAGAATCTCCTCTTCCTGTGTATGCAATATAAAGAGTTTTAGTATTTGGATTTCCGGCTTCGGTTCCTTTTCTCACATCAATAATTTGTGCAGTCAGACCTGTTATACTGCCTACAATTTTACTTCCAATATAGCTTGCCAAAGCACTGTTTGCAATAGCAGCACCGTCAAAATCAGAATCCTTAATCTTTATATATTTTACTACAGTAATTTTTTCTTCACAGCCACTAATAATGGCACCGTCTTTAAGCGTGAAGCTAGACAATTGCGATAGTTGATCCGACAGTACGGTTTGAAGCTGCGTTAATTCTCTTGCTTGAACAGCAACGCCAGGCTTGAACAATATTCTATTGTAATTTTTGGTACTATCAAAATTATCATAATAGGGAGAAGAATTTAGATTAAGAGCCATTTACTTTTTTCCTAAAAATTTACCAATGCTTTTATTGTTTCGACCTGATCGACGGATCTGGTAATTGTAGGTCTGTTTTCTATATAGACAACATCACCCGTTGAAATTTTTACTTCTGGAACAGCAACACTATTTATACTCAATCCAGTTATGTTTTTAGTATCATTTATCAATGTACTATTGTTGGTTATGTAAGGAAGAATCGGCTGTAGATGTACTTTATATTTAGAAGTAGTATCGTCATATCTTATTTGTATGACACGAAATTTTCCTGAGTCATCTGTAAGAATAATGTCATCAACTGCATAACTTGCCGCACTATCAACGTCTAAAACAAAAAGAGCTGATCCTGTTTTTAGAGTGTATGGCGAAGAAGGGATTTCGTATTGTCCAATATTCTTTATTAGTCCTATTTGTCTAAAATCATTGTTTAAAAATAAATCTTCATTTGTGTTATCGTCAAACGACATAGTAATTCCTACAGTCGTGCTAAATAATTCTTTTACAGGATTTGATCCGTGACCATCTATGGGAGAAATTATCGAACGAGCTGATGCTCCTGTTCCTATAACAACATTCTGAGTAAACGTAATATCTGCAAAAGTATAACCAGTACCACCAGAAGTTATATTGACGCCAGTTATTGTACCTGAGCCAGCTGCTATGATTGCATTTGCTTCTGCTCCCATTCCGTCACCAGTAATAGTGACAGTAACATCTCCGGGAGTATAATCTTGACCACCTGAAAGAATTTCAATACGATCCAATGAGCCGGCAATCGCAGAATTTTCTACCGCTGATTGAAGCCCAGGATTTGGATCGGTGTCTCCCAATAGCACATTTGCTTTAGCACCTGTGCCTCCGCCTTCGCCTGAGAAACTAACATTTGCAAATGAGTATCCACTACCAGGATTTACAACATTGATTGCAGTTACCACTCCTCCAACCACTGTTGCCGTCGCTGTCGCTAATCCATCACCGTCACCTAATATGTTTACTGTGGGCGGATCAAGTGAGTCATAACCAGCGCCGCCAGCAGTAACAGTAATAGAATCAATCTCACCGTTGACATCGCCGTATCCACCACCAGTAGTAAGTTTTCTTACTGGAATATGTGAAGAGTCTAAAAATTTAGTCTGATCAGATGCAGAAACTTGAAACATGAACTTCCACGAATACCCGTCAGAAAGTATCACTGTATTAGTACTGGTGCTTGTTGGCTTCACCGTACTAGGAGCATCGGCGTTGTTATCAATGCACTTGTAAACTTTGAATTCGTCTGTAATAACATAAAATCGTGCTTCTGCCAAACTACTTGCACCAGACGCTGAAGTATTTGTAGGAGTGTAATTGTCATTATACGAATCATATATTGAACCTGATACCCAATCTATTCTTGGAATCAAATGGCAAATTTCAGCAGAAGATATTGTTTGAGTTAGCATTATATTATTTCTGAAATTATTAACATAACGTATAGAATCCAATGGATTCTCAGGCGCTTCCTCGTCTGGCCAGGCAGTAGTTTTACCCAACGTAAAACTAAAATAGCTATGAGAATTCGTTATGTCTGCAAAGAATGCCCTAGCTAATGCTACTCTTCCTGCTTTTGTTAGTAAGATTGCCACTAGATTTGCCTATTAAGAAATTGTAACGGTCCAAGTGACAGTCATTGAATCCGCTGCACCTTTGTTGATTACAGCAAACACTGTACGACATAGCATTGTTCCTGATGAAGCAGCATTAAAAATACCCGCTTCTGTCAATGCGCCAGTACCTGTGCCTGCCGCATAAGTAGCAACATATGCAACACTGTTTGTAGTGACTGTAGTTGATGTGAGAGCCTGTATAGCAAGTTCTGATCCAAGTGCAGTATTGCCGGCAGCGGCTGCAGTGTTATCTGTACCAACAGCCATGTGTGTCATGGCAGCATCGCTGGTGTCTTTCATGCGCCCAGCAATGTATGCAAGACCAGTATCTACTACTAAGTTGGGAACAGTAAATTCTTGCTTAATAGCACCAGTGATTTCGTCACGAACAACGACATTGACCATGCCAGTAACTTTTGATGAATCTTTTTTAATCATGTGGAATTCTCCATTAGTGTTGTTTAAAAGTTTACACCGACGCCTACATAGTCTTCACTGAAGTAGCCTGGTGAATAATTTTGTATAGTAATTATGCCGGAATCTGCCACGCCAAGTGTTTCAGAAACAGGTTTATCTATAGTTATCAGTGGCAAGTCAGTAGCTGTCTGTGCCTCAGAAATATCTCTATTGATATTTATAACAGGTATTCCACTTATGTGTGTGACATTATCTACTAAAGATTCGTGTTGTAGATCTACTTGAAATAGGGTTGATCCGTCAACTTGCACTGTATCAGTAACGTCTAATGGAATATATATCAGAGCGTCAAAATTCTCTGATGTTGTAACATTATCAGAAAAGAATGAAGGAGGTTTCACATTGCTTGCTACAAACGTTTCCGTAATTGTTGCAGTATCTGTGAAGAATCTGTTAAGGGTTAACAGGGGAACAAGAATCTCAGACGTAACCAGTGTTTCTGATATAACCTTTTCTAAATATTTACTTATACCTGCGCCAGTGTAGTTTACAGGCAAGTATCCGCTATCAACGTAATCTTGAGAATAATCATCACTAGAAGCAATTGTGTCCGTGAAATTAGGCTCAACTGACAAAGATAGTGCATCTGTACTTGTTGCTGTATTGTCCTCATTGCCGTCATCGGTTTCATCGGCGAATACTCTCACCCATTGAACTACAATGCTAATAGTATCGTCATTTGATATTACAATATCTTCTGTCTTGAATTCATGCAAATGCAGCCCATCTGATACTATATTAATAAATGGTGCAAAGTTTATATTATGGGAAATAATCAAGTCGCCAAAAACTTCCATACCGGCTGGATGCATGAGGTCTTTAAATCGCTTGACCCATTTCTCTTGTGAAACAGCAGACTTGATAATGTAAGAATAACTCTGAAATTTATAATTGTCTTGAATTCTATTTACATCTGATAACTTTCCTCTGTCATCTTTGTACTTTCCATCATACAAGTATAAATACTTTGTAACTAAATCTATGTTTAAGCTTTCGCCTGTTTTCGATTCTATTGAAATTGTAGTCCGTGAATTTATAAATCCTTCGCCAGAATTGATTATTGTCCATGCAGTAGGAACATTATATTCATTTACGGCAGCAACTCTAATTACAGATTTGTTGGCACCTCCCACGTAGGTGTAATCTTCTAAAAAATAACCAGATACAGCATATGACCCAGAATCATCGCCTGATTCATTGATAAAAAATACATCACCTACTGAGAATCCAGCATTAGAACCAACGTATGCCCCTGAAGTAACAGAAAACAGAGTTCTGTCTATATAGGCTCTGATATTAACATTTTCTGCTGTAGCATCTCTTTCTACAATTACAGTTCTGTAGTCACTAGAATCGAAAGACAGTGATATTGATTCTGAAGAAGTATAACCAGTTCCTCCTTCACGAGAAGCAGTTGCAGTTGCAACCGCAGATCCAAAATCTCCTATACCACCCTCGAAGGTAATATTTGGTGTGCTAGTATATCCAGATCCAGGATTTGTTATTGTTATTCCTGTAACTGCCCCCAATGAAATAGTTGCAGTAGCGGTAGCAGTGACACCATTTCCTGGAGGAGAATCAAAAACTACAGTAGGTGCAGAAATGTAACCCATTCCCCCTGATGTCAATGTCACTTTATTTACATAATCTCCAGGAACAAGAACAATATTAGTTATTTCTCCGTCAGAAACAACTGCTCGTGCTACTGCTCCATAACCACCATTTGAATCATATATTTGCACGTCTGGTGCAACAGTATAATCATACCCGCCATTTACAACAGTAAATCCAGTGATAAATCCTCCAGAAACTGTTGCTGTTGCAGTAGCTTGAGTACCTGGTCCTGGTATATCTGTTATGCCAAGTGGCAAATCAATAATTATTTCATATGATTGAGGAAAAGTTGCAGCAATCTTCTCTACTCTAGGAATAGTTATAGGTATTGTCTTTGTAAGAGTAACAGATCCAGTAGTTTCGTAATATTTTATATCAGCAACACGACCATTTAAATTCAATACTTCATAATTATCATATCCAACAAGAGCACGAACTGATGTTTCTTGTATCCAAATTCCATCGGATGCTCTAAGAATATTTTTGCTAGGATAATAAACTTCAACCTCTTCGTTATAAAGAAGTTTGAAATATGCCTTTATAGATCGCTCAGACCCCTTTGATTCATATATGTTTTTTATTCTTTTGAGAAGAAGTTTTCTATCAGTTTGAATTAGTTGCGGAAACGCAGCAGCGAGTTCATTCGCTCTTTGGTTGAGTTCTGCATCGTTAAGATCATCGATGTCAGAGTACTGCTTGTTTAGTAATAAATTTATAGGATTATTGTTTTCATCCATATACTCAAAGTATTTTTCTATGAATGATACAAATTTATTATAATCTGTTTGAATGAATTCAGGTAGAGAAAATTTTACATTAAGTGCAGATTTTTCTTCATACTCAGATGCACTAGCAGATGCAAATCCTAAAACTGCGGTCAAGACAGCACCACTACCGCCGCCGTTTGTAACAGTTATGGTAGGCACTGAGGTGTAATTTTTACCAATATTAGTAATATTAACAGTTTGAATTGCACCATTAAATACAGAAGCAGTAGCTGTAGCACCTGATCCGCCACCACCACTTATAGTAATAGTAGGAGGCACAGCAGAATTATATCCAGAACCACCATCTACAATCGTGATACTAGAAATATAGTTTAAGTATTCAGGTATTTGATGTGACATTAATAGCCTTCAATCTCAGCAGTAACTGATATGTCTAGTCCTCTACGTGATCCTGTGACGGTATTCAATGCGCTAGTGTCCAAAGTCAACACTGTGTTTTGAGATGCTTTTGCTACAACTGGTCCAGTAGATGTCTCGGACGTTCTATTCAATACGGACGTGCTTATATCTTTTGAGTCGTCATGTGGTCTAGTTCTAAATTTTATTTCAGTGTCCGTTCCGTACAAAGAAGTAACCATAATACTACCAAGTGTCAACTTACCTGTATCATAGTCAATAGTTCCTACATTTTGTAGTTTTGTTCCTGATGAATCTACTAGATATACAACACCAGAACCATTGTATTCTGGCGCAACTACGTCAGAATTAGGAATATCTTGAAACTTTACTTTGTAGTTAATGGTGTTTAGTGTCGCATTAAACCAAGTACTATGCAACTCTCTAGGCTGCACTCTACTATTAAAACTGAATGTATAATTTTTATCAACATTGAGATTTGCTTCAATTCTCTTCTGTAGCGTAGGAGTAATGTTTACAGAGATAATTGAAGGCGATACTGCCTTTACTATATTGTGTATCCGTGAATAATAAAAATTCTTATTCAATTGATTCAAATCTGTATTGAAGTAATTACTAATTGCAGTCGAAACGGCATTGCTGATTTGACCAGAGGTGAGAGATGTTTTTGATGGATCATACACAACACCCACTTTGAGACCGATGTAAGTATACTCAGGATCTACAAATTCTGGTAATATTGCAACTGGTGCCCGAGGAGAAACAAGACTAGTAATAATACTATCTTTAACTTCTTGTGTAATTATTTGTCCTTCCACAGGAGAAAGAGAAATAAACACTTTACCGTAAATTGGAGGATCGTTATTTTCTCCGCCCCAGACTGAAGCTGACTGTACGCTAGGATTGTCGGCTAGTATAAGACTTCTATAATCAGTAGCAGTTACCATTCTTTCTTTTGTCTGATTGAAGATCGGCGCTGTTTTTCTAATACTGTCAATACTTTCTTTTTCTGCACCCCCAAGAGCTGCTGTCACATTTGAAAATAATTTATCTTCTCCTGAGCCAGTCAACGTAGTTGCATTTGTAAAACTTTTTGCCCCGTTAGGAAGTGAGCCGTTTGAAACAATATAATCAATAATAACTATATTACCTGCTTCCAATTTTTTGCCAAAAACATCGTCTCCAAAACGAAGAACATAGTTACCATGAACTTCTTCTTCTAAGAAATATACTTTATCTTTATCCTTTAAATCGAGAAGAGATTTGGTTTCTAAAAAAGTTTCTACTGTTAAATTGGTTGTAGACTTTTGCACCCTAACACGAATAGATGATGTATCCACATTACTGTTAGGTAAAGTTATTGGTCCAGATAAAGAATTAGCATCTATCAAAAAACTATTGGATACACGAGTACCTTCTTTTAGTTCTAAATTATCGAAGAAAAATTTATCTACTCCATCAAATGTTTGACGAGTCGCAGTAACATCTTTAGATGGGTAAAATTTGTATGAGTTACCATCGATTGTGCTAGTAAAAACTGTATCTCTCGACAAAGTATAGGTTATATCAGTATATGAAGATGCGGGAGTAAGATAAAAATCAACGTATCCTGTTGATGATCTTCTTGATCTAGGCGTGTATCCTAATGACTTGGCGATAGAGACTACCGAACTTCTCTTAATTGCACTATCAAGAAATGATTCGTTTGCCAACATATGAGCAAGAACTGCATTATAATGCGTATTATACGCTAATGTGTCCAAAAGAACAGACAGTGCTGAGCCTTCAAAATCGTAGTCGCTAAACTCGTCTTGAGCTTGCATGAAGGTTTTTAATGACTGCTTTATATTAGCAAAGTCTAATTCTGTTACATTTAATTGTGCCATTAGTCTACCTTAATCTTTTTAGGCTAGTCGTTAATATTTGAGGTATATCTACGCCAACAACAGTATATCTGAGAGTGACCTCGTATTGGTTTCCATCGTAGTCAGGAGTAACAACAACTGAATCTACTCTAGCTCTAGGTTCGTAAGATGATATAACATTTTTTACAGAATTTTGCAGCAATGCTGCTAATGTACTAGACATCTGTTCGAACAAAAAGCCTCTTAGATTAGCGCCCTTATCAGGTGCAAACGGCCTTTCGTAGAAGTTTGTACTTAGTAGAATCAATATAGATTGCTTGACTGCATTTACATCTAGCTTCTTAGCAACATCTCCAGTTACAGGATTTGCTGTGAAGTTCAAATCAAGGTCTTTATATATTCTTGATACTTTTAAAGTTTCTGTTGTCATATGCGTATTTATAACAGTTTACGTTATATTCCTATGCTATTAGGTATTTCAACATTAATAAAGTTTTCTGCTTCTTCTTTTTTCTTTTTCACTGCATCAATTCGATATACAAAATCTTTTATTTCTGGTATTTGTATTCCTAACAAATCTGCAATAGGACTTCTTTTCGGCGTAATTATAGGTGTTCCTTTAAGAACTAAGCCGGCGCCGTCTTCTTCAAAGTTCGGTATCTTCTGACATAGATTATTTAAATCGAGAGCACCATCTTTAAGTAGTTGTGGAATTTTTTGAATATCAATATCACCTAAATTTAATCCTGAATATTTTGTCGAAAGATTTTTGACTTCATTCGCAATGTCATCTGCTGCAAGTTTTGCGTTTAAAATATCAGAAGCAAAACTTTGAATATCAGATTGTAGTCCTTTTATTTCTTCTGGTATCTCAATCTCTGGCAAATATTCTTTCAATTTACTTGTTACCAACTCTTGTATAGCGGCTGCATCAGATGCCATAGCTATAATAGCAGCGGCATCTGCAATTGACTGATTTTGAGCAGGAGTAATTGGTATTTTATCAATTAGCTTGTCTATTATATCATTAGTACTGCCGATAGATTGAGTCAGTTCTACTAACTTTTCAGTTGCTCCACAACTCATATTTTACTCCTTATGGTGCAGGTGTGCCTGTTAGAGGAGCCGCTGATCCTCCAACAGTATGTTTGTGGGTACCGAGAATAATGCTACCTTGTCTTACTATTGTTCCTGATGCAGTTCCTACTACAGTTAAGTTACCTGTTATAGTGTATGCTCCAGTGTGTGAAGTAACTCCTGTAATATTTCTAGAAGCTGCAACAATTGTCTGTAGAGGCGTTGTAATCATCTGTGACGCAACAGCAGATAATGTCTGTACTGTGCTTGCTTCAACTAATTGTACCGCAGCAGTTACTGTTTGATTCAATGCAGCAGACAATGACATATTCAAACTCAATGCTTTGAAATCACCAACAGGAGCATTCATACTGACATTGCCAGTAGTACTCATGACCTTATATCCTAAAATTGATGTGTGCGAAGTTGAACCTACTGATATGCTTGTCACATTTCCTCCTATCGTTGCAAAAGAATTGCCTCCAACGGTAGTAGTACTGTCTTTGATAACAGAATCTGTTTTACTGCCACCAACTCGGAGTGCTTGATCTCTCTTGATAGAAGAATTTTGTCCAGACAATACTTCAGTTAAATCATTGCCTATAACCTTAGTAACTCTATTACCTGCTACTGTAGTGAATAAGTTGCCGCCAATTTCTTGATACATGTCTCCAGTTACGAGCATTCGTGCATCGCCGCCGATAGTGACATCACACGACCCTTTGATATAAACTTTTTTGTCTTTTAGTGTTATCTCGTATTCATCACCTACGACTTTGGTGATCTTTGAGCCGTCTGCCTGAATTTCATAGAATGTTCCAGCAGTATGGTATTCGTGTATTCTTTCATTGTTCGGTGTGTCATCTATCTCAAATACGTGACCGCCTTCTGTCTCATTCACTTTGTTGTAAGGATAAACAGAACATTTATTATCAAAATTTGGCTGTTGATTTGACGAATTATAGGTATAACTAGCATCACCAAATCTAGGATGTGGCTCTTCCCACACTTCTCTATCGTATACTGCTCCTGGTATGTCAGATGCAACAGATTCAACATGAGGAGCTGCTGCACGTGGAATCGCTTCTTGTCTCGCTGCTCTTTTGTTTGCTAGGCTTACATGACCTTCTGCAATCGCATTTCTTGCTAGTCTAGATAAATCAGATTCTTGAAGTCCGTTGAGACCTGTGCCAACTTCACTTCTTGGATACTTGCCAGAAGGATCAGAAAAGCCAATGTCTTTGTCTCTTTTATTTCTTGGCTTACCTGGCAAAGTTCCTATAATAATAGGGAGTTGTTCGTCTTCTCCATCACTAAAAAATCCAAGAACAGTAGTACCTTGAACAAATGATGGAGTCTCACCTATACCTGATATTCCTGGAGAGGTTGTAGGCGTTACAGGTACTGCCCAAGGCAAGTCTACTGTTGGTAGTTCATTTTTATCTTCAGTATGATATCCTATTATTCGTACACGGCATCTGCCGAGCATAGCAGGATCTGCTCGATCTTCAACAATACCTACCCACCAATTAAACTTAGGATACATATTATTCTTCTCCACTCATATCAACACTATCCGGTGAATCAGAGAGCCCATTCTTAATCATTTCAACTGTCATAATATGTCTGTCTGCATTGAATTTGTGATGTATAGCTGATATTATGTACAGTCCTGATAGCATAGGATCCAAAACAGTACTAGTAGATCCAGCAGTTGGAGCTTCAGCAGATGGATACAACAGACTTATTACATGCCCAACATTGATATCAGTTCTGCCAGGTAAAGTCGCTTCAAACTTGTAATTTTCAAAGGAATTCAAATAACTTTTTCTATTACTTATTCTATCTACAATAGTCTGAGCTGTTGATCCCGCAGGCAAATCTTCTTCATCTGTTAGTCCAAAATCATTGTATAGACCAGTATTCTGTGAATAGTATGTCTTGTTAGATAGAGCATTTCTTTTAAGATTCGGTGGCAATATATTAGTAGGTCCAGTTTTTTGAAATTTATCCATGTTTTCAATAAAATCAAAATCACTACGAACAATCTTCTTTGTATAGAAATCATACCCGGCTATCGTTGAAGCAAATGCGCCTCTGTTATTACCATCAAGAGTATCGATACTAGTTAGAAGTTTTAAATTCTCAATTGCTGTCATTGAAGAAGGAAACTGATTGCCTACATATGTTAGAGATGGATTGATCCTTCGTGGCATTTTTGCACCATTTCTTTCTAATACATACTCATCAAAAATTCCACCTTTTATCTGAGCATCAATCAAAGACTCAATACTTGCAAAATAAAATGATTTATTTGTCTCAAAGAATAAGTAATCAGAACCGTTGAGAGTGCTGCCTTTTGCTCGCTTGGCGACAAAGTTCATATTCTTAAAAGGAGACCAGTAATTTGAAGTGTATTTTATTCTGCTTACGTGTGGAGTATCAAATATTATCAAAGGCCTATCAACTTCGATATATTCCTCATATATTTTTTTGACTACTGCATCAGTAGAATCATTATAAGATTTGCCCACAACTGTAGTCTGGTTTTCATACCCTTCAGGAGATATGAAAGATATGTTGTAAAACTGAGATCTGTCATCGTTTAGAATTCTATCGTATATTGCATATACTTGAAATGTTTTCTGTATTACGTTTTCAGGTGAATCCTCAAGAGTGGGTGTTCTGAATTTCACTGTAATAAATTCATTGCCAACGATAGGCAAGTTTGATATCAAGTTTGCAGCATCAGCAAGGATAACATTTCCAGTCATGCAAAAAGAAAATAAATCTTCGTAAAGATTTATTTCCATCATAAAGTCAGTGATGTCGGCAGTTGCTTCAGTGCTAGGACTAGTGATAAGCAATTGCTCTATTTTATAATCACCTGCATGTATTAGTGATTCAGACGAGGAATCCATATTACTGATCCATTAAACTTTTGTATTTGTTTATGAAACCAGCTAAAAAGTCATTTCTTAGTATTAATATCTGTCTCTTTTTTTCGTTCTCATCAACTTCATAGTCTATATTTGAAACTGCTTCTATGCTACCGTTAGCAATACCTACCGCATCATAATCAACTATAATTGTTATATCATCTGCTAGGCGATAGTGATGGTCTTTACCAGAATTGCCAACACCATGTTTAGATTCTGTATATGCAAAAATTTCTTCTTGTCTTTTTGGCCACTCTTCGTGTACGTTGACAATATCGTTTACGGTCAAAAGAATCCAATGGTAGTTAGAAGATCCATAAAGATTATTGGCTATTATATCAGGAGTTTCTCCGTTTTTAACATAGTAAGCCTCTAGTGCTGCTCGACTAGTTAGTTTTCTATCAAGACCTACTCGCTGAAAGATGTCTTTCGTATTAATAGTTTCGCCGTTTGCTTTGTACGAAATTTTTGGCATCGCTTTAAAAAACATTAGTAACCTTCCGCTATTCTATCATTAGTTAGGGTTTCAAGTTCTGTGAACGCCAACTGCATGTTTATTTCTGCTGGTGCACCTCTCGTGCCTTTAAATGTAGTAAATGCGTCTTGATTGCCGTATGTTATTTTTATATCTGTTAGCGCACAAGAAGAAATTTTACTTAGATGTGTATTTTCTTCTCCTTTGTACATATACTGTATATTAAATTCTGATGGATATTCTAAGAATAGACCGGTAGGATCATTCTCTGGATGCATGTGATATTTAAAAAGTCGGATTATTCTTTGTACTTCATTGTATTCCGTTTCATTTCTAGGAACAAACTTATAGTTGAATGCGAACTGTCTAAAGCCCATGTTAGAGAATAGTTGCTCTTTATATGGATTAGCCACTTTACCAGATGCTAAGTCAAGAGATGCTCCTATTTCGCCCGTAATACCCAAACCAGATGGCAATGAAGCCGCAGCTTTTATTGCCCCTCTAGCAACAAGGTCACCAACACCGCCAGCAGTACTCAAAAGACCTTCTTTATCGAGCAACTCTCCTGCGCCGGCTAATGCACCGAGTTCTTTGTTTTCCCAGTTTGCTGAATATTGAGCAACAGGAGGAGCTGCAACGTGAAGTTCTATTACTCCTAGAGTTCTGACTTTGGTGACTGTTTCTATAACAGATTCTGCAAGTGTTACTCCTGCAAAAGCGACCGTGCCGCCTCCTGCAATAGATGCTAAAGCCTTTCCTAATTTTGATGCGTTGCCTGTAAGACCAGCAATACTGGCACCTGCACCTGAACCCAAGAGAAATCCAGCAACTCCTCCTGCTCCTTTTGCGAGAGTTTTTGCTTGATCAGCAGTCACTCTATTTTCAGAGGTAGAATCTACTGTCTCCAGAGATCTTACTGGGCCGGCCCAATCACGCCCATTTGACTGCAAAGAAATGTTGGTTTGCTCGGCTACTCGACTGTTTGACCTTGCGTTGATGAAGAATCGAACACTGTGAGGTTGATAATCGTCATCGCCCACTCGCTTAGGATATTCGAGAACAGTTGGACTACTGAATATAAAAGCTGACGCCAGGTCTCGGTCTCTAGCATCTCGTTCGGCAATTTTTTTCGCTTCTTCCGCAATTGTTTTATTGCGCTCATCTTGATTTACTTTTGCCGAGGAGGATTGATCAAGCACCCTGCCTACCCTGTCTGCCATATCACCCATTTCTTTTCCTGCGTAAAGAATTGTTTTCTTTATTTATAACAGGAATACAAGATGTCTAAGAAACTTCTTTCGAAGGAATTATCTTGCCCCATTTACCAATAGGACATTCTGCCCAATTGAGCCTGGTTTTAGCTGGCATCCAACAGCCGCATTTGCGGCATTGGCTTAACAGTTTATTGAGATGTTCACACTCATTGCATATTTTTGCTCTTTCTTGATGCTCTGGTTTCATTTTTTCTGTACCTTCTTATCAATGATGCCCCGTCCCATTGATAGTGGTCGATATAGTTCTCGTAGTTCAAGTGCCTTATCAAAATACAATTTCAGTCTTTCTTCATAATCTGGCATAAACTCAAACACTACGCCTGACCAAGGACATGCTAATATGTTAGCGATTGCTTTCTTCGCTGCTTCTTTGCCTTCTCTCTTTTGTATATATGTGATTATACGATGAAAAGGCTGATACACACCAGCTCCTGATGAGTTCCACAAGGATATATCATATACAGTTTTGCCCAATGCAGCGCCTGTAATAATCATTTCAGATGCGGTAGTGCTATATACTGTTTCGCATTGTTCAAGTAACTTAGCACCAGAAACATTTTTAGGCAATACTTTTTGCCAACCACACTTTTGGCTAACCATTTTCAGAGCGTTAGTGTGAGTTAAAGGGTGAGGTTTTACTACAACATCGTCTTCTTCTAGTAAAAGTTTTTCGAGAGATGCTGTGTCTACTAAATCAAGAAGATTGTGTCCAGGGAGAAATACCGCATGCTTGATGTCTTTGTATTTTTCTTCTAGTTCATCGAGTTCGTATTTATCTGAAAACGAGGATACAAATTTTTGAAATAGTTCTTCGCCTTCTTTGCCTGAATCTATTTTTGATGCAAAGTCAATTAGACGACAATTTACTTCTCTGGACTGAGTAGTAACCCAGATTCCACCACCGGCAAATTCTGTATATGTAAACTCGCTAAAATTATTATCTTGAACTGATCCTACATCGTATGTAATTGGCCACGGAGAAAGAGAAATAATTAATTCTTCATTTTCTACTGCCCATTTATTTCTCATTGATCTAGAAGCATATGGACCAATTTTTTTTCTTTCATTGAACCTATCTGACATCTTATTTTCTGCCAGTCTAGGTGTTGGTTCTTTTTCTTCTTTTGGCTTTAGGTCGTTTTCATTCAAGTCAGTAGGGCGAGTACTAACATCATTATACAATTTAAGATCCATCATACACTCTCATTAATAAAAAAATTATTTATACTTCAAAAAATACAGAATCTCTTATGCCCCATATATTTTCAAGTTCAGTCACATTTCTAAAAGATTCCGCTTTAGCATCTAAGTCTGCAATATTATCAGTAGGTGTAACACCGAGCCTCACCTGACTTGCATGGCGAGCAAATTTAGCATCTAATTTTACAAATGCTGCGTTTCTTTTTTTTCTTAATTCGTTTAGTCTGAAATTCTTTCTAACTTCACGCTTTTCTGGTATTACTTCAACTAAACCATATACTCGATCAAATGCGCCTGTGTCCTCATTATATACTGCTGAGATGGCTTCTATTGAATGAGTGTACGTAGGCACTAACGCAACATCATCTATAGGCAAAGGCAAAACGCATCTATAGGGAGTGCCTACTAAAGAGAAATCAGTAATAACGTTTGGTAAAGTAGTACCACTAAGATGTTTTTCTCTTAGGTCATTTTCATAAATAGGAAACTCTATTACTTCATTAGTTTCTAAATTTACTTTAACATATAACATTTGTATCTCTCCAATTTATTCGGTTATCCAATTTGTGGTTCTACTAGTAGAAATTTCAGTATTTTGAGATTCTAATGTAGTCCAAGAAGTTGTAGCATTAGTGTTCCATGACGTGCTGGTATTTCTAGAACCAGAATTTGTTGTAGAAGTTACATTTGAGGTATTCCAGTTAGTGACGTTGCTTCCTGTCCACGTTGTACTGGTTATCCTATTTGTATTGACCTGTGTGTCAGTATTTCTATTTTCGTCCCAGGTAGTGACAATAATACTATTCCAATCAGTAGCAGTATTTCTACTTTCGTCCCAACTAGTGGTAACATCCCAATCAGTAGCAGTATTTCTATTTTCGTCCCAACTAGTGGTAACATCCCAATTGGTAGCAGTATTTCTACTTTCGCCCCAAATAGTGTTAACATACCAGTTTGTGTCAGTATTTCTACTTTCGTCCCAACTAGTGGTAACATCCCAATTGGTAGCAGTATTTCTACTTTCGCCCCAAATAGTGTTAACATCCCAGTTTGTGACAGTAATGTGGTTTGTTGTCCAAATGGTACTATAAGTGTTACCCCATGAAGTACTTGTAAGATGGCTAGTTGACCATGTAGTAGTACCTTGATATTCAGTCTCAGTAATTCTACTACCAGCCCACGAAGTTACATCATTCCATGCAGTACTAAACGTAGTTGAAGTGTTTCTAGAATAATTAGTGTACACTGGCACTGCTGGACCAGTCGCAGTACTTCTGTTAGTATTTCTACTAGTAATTCTGCTGGTATTAACGCTACTAGATGTATTTCCGATCACTGTATTCCAGCAAGTTGGATAAGTAGTAGTAGTATTTTGGCTACTTGCAACCGGCCAACAAGTAGAGTATGTACAGTTATATGATGTTGCACATACAGTATCACAGTTATAGCACTCTTGTTGAATATAGACTGCAGTATATAAAGTACATTCACCTAGTCCTCTATTGTCTTCCTGACATCCCCCACCGTTATTCATAGTGTCTATGTATCCCATTACAGGATAGAATCCGGTAGTGTAGAACGGGCCAGTAAACGTAGGACAACTACATCCTGCAGGAAGGGAATCGGCTGTGTTCAATGTTCCATTTGTATTGTATGTATAACAACCATATGCTGAACCAGTAACCGAAGTATTTACAAATACATCAGTGTTTCTACATATGGTATTGACAACCGGCTCAGGTGTCGTCCTATCTGTATTGCGACACTCTTGTCCATATATAGGAGATATAACGGTTGCAGTCCAGTTTGTAGTGTAAGATGTAGACCATGAGGTAGATGCAGTAGGTATAGAATTTCTTACAAATACTTGCCAGGATGTAGTCCAAGAACTGGTAGTATTTCTAGAGTTAGTAGTATTCCTGCTATCAGACCAAGAAGTTGTAGCACTGCCAGTGTATGTAGTGATTCGGCTAGTATTATAATTAGTAGTAGTATTTCTACTAACATTTGCTGAA